GGAGGCTGCGCCCTGATCGCCCGTGGCGGAGGCTGCGCCCTGATCGCCCGTGGCGGAGGCTGCGCCCTGATCGCCCGTGGCGGAGGCTGCGCCCTGATAGCCCGTGGCATGATTCTCTTTTTCGGCGTTTGCGCGCTTGATCGCATCGTCAAATCCGATTTGGCTCTTTACATATTCGATCTGCGCTTTCACGAGGCCGGGAACGCCAATCTCAGCTTTCAGCGTCATTTTCCTCGCAACAATCTTGCTATCCGATGATTCACGTTCGGCAGATACCTCTTCTGCCTCTGCCTCAAAGTACCGGCTTTCATTCGGTGTGTAGTGGTTCAGCACATCGATAGGCTGCTCGCACGCGTGCAACCCTGCTTTGCATAGGTGCGGTTCACCGTCAAAAACAGCGGTTTCGCCCAGCGTGTATTGCATTCCACGGCATTTCATTTGCCTGTCTGTCCCTTTGTAAACTCTCATGTTTCCTCCTTATGCTGTTTTCTGCTCAAATCCCAGCGCCCCGGCCAGTTCCGATTCGCTGTACTCATCCTGCACATAGTCCCCGAAGCACTCCGTATGTACCAGCACTCCGTTGCAGCAGAAGCACTCAGTTCCTTCATAGATGTCTTCCCGGCAGTATGCGCACTGGCCGACGGTCTTCGGCTCCGGCTCGTCGATGCTGAGATAGAGGTTCTCACCATCGTATCCCACGGCGTTTCGCCTCCTTTTCCAAGAGCTTTTCGCACAGGCTCTGCACGCTTGCACAGTGCATAGCATCGCAGAGCTGCTGCAGGACTTCTGCTCCGCCGTCCGTCAGCCGGAAATAATACCGGTTCGTCTTCTTCCGGCGATCTGCGCGGTTCTTGGGCGCGTCCAGCGCCTTGATCGCCGCAGCTGCCTCCGGAACAAGCTGCACGCCGTATTTCTCCGGCGCTTCGCACTGAGAAAGCAGGCATTTGTTGAACTTCGGGTAGTCAGCCCGTACCGCGTCTACGCAGGCTTTCGCACCATGCCGGACGCGGGAATCCGTTAAACTTGACATAGGTTCCTTTCTGCCCTATAATAAGGGCAACGTAATTTTCCTTTCGGCCTCTGTCGCGTTGCCGCGCGGCAGGGGTCATTTCTTTTTCGTGCGCTCCCGGATAATCCTGCAGGTCGCGTCCCATTGCTCAAACAGGGTCTCCCAATAGATGCCGCAGGAGAATCGGCCGTCTGTGGTGCAGCCGGAGCTCCGTAGTCCGCGCTCTCTGCAGATCTCGCAGGGAGTCTTCAGCAGATCCGCGTCCGTCATGCCAGCCCGTACAGCAGCGCGACGAGTGCGACCAGACCGGTCAGAGCGCATTCATACGTCATTTCCGCCATCCCGGCCACCGCTGACAGGATCATCGCCGCGCCGCTCACCCAAAGGCACATACCCTTCAATATCCGCAGTGTTGCCTTGCGGGCCTCCGCTTCTTCCCGCAGCCGCTCCCGGCGTTCCTCGGTCGTTTCCTCCGGCTCATACCCGAGCCGCTCTGCAAGATTCGTTCTCATTCTGCGTCCTCCTTCGTATCCGGCATCCGTTCTGCCGATTTCACCAGCGCCAGAAGTCGCTTGTATTTCTTCACCTTTTCCCGGTCGCACTTTGCGAGGTACGCAGCCCGTTCGGTCATTTCCTCGTTCTCAAATTTGGCTGCGGCGAGCGCTTCGGCCTCATTGTGGGTCGCGATCACAAGCAGCTCCAGCGTGTGCTTCAGCTCAAACCAATCGTCTCCGCTGAGAATCAGTTTCCGCATTCCGCTTATCCTCCTTTGTCTCCGGCACAAATTCCGCCGATTTTACCAGCGCCTCCATGCGTTCACACATTTCGGCCTCTTTTCTGTAGCTTTCCGCGAGATATACAGCAGGCGGCCTTCTTTCTCCGGTTGCCGTTGCAGCGCGTCTTTCATGCTCGGTCGCCGCAAGGTTGGCTCTGATCGACGCCATTTCCACCACAAATTTCAAGTTGACCCATTGCTCAGCTGTAAGCATCAGCTTAACCACTCCGCTTATCCTCCTTCGCTTCCTGCATCCGCCTGACGAGACGCGCCAGACGGGCGTTTTGTGTCACGAGTTTCTGCGCGTCCAGGTCAAGCCCCTTTCGCTTCAGCCCGTTTATGATCTGCGCCGCCTGGCACTCACACACCATCGCCGCCTCGATCAGATCATGCAGCTCCTGCGCATTCAGCGTCAGGGTGTAGGTCTTCACTTCCGCCATGTTGCATCCTCCTTCTGTTCCTGTTCCCGGCAGTTCCAACTTTCATTTGTTCCTCCTCATGCTCCGAGAAACCGCAAAAACGGCTCTCTCGGGATCTTTACTCTGTGCTTGCTTGTGCAGCAGACCGGGAAACCCAACCGTTCAGGCCGTTCGCGGGCCATTATCCGCAGCCACTGCGGGTCGCAGCCAAGCACCTGCGCTGCTTCGCTTGGAAGCAGGAAGCTTTTGCTCATTGCCCGGATATCGTCGATGGTCAGCGCCACCGTTCAGCCCTCCCGCACCGAAACCACGGTTTCCTTCACCGCAAGATCGGCGATCAGATCGTTGTACGCGGCGCGCGCCGCGGCCTCCGTGGGGTAGTACGCGATGACGATATAGCTCTTTACCAGCGCCCAGCGTTCTTCGCAGTCGTAGCTGTGGCCGGGCGTGACCTCGCCGAGCTCGCAGACCTTAGCGCCCATAATGTCAACAAGCACGGTTCTTTTCTCCACACGGATAAAGTCTCCGCGATCAAACGAGCAGCAGCACATATTGTTCGGGTTGTTGATGTAATTCATGGTAAGTCCTCCTTTAAAATCATTCGTTTTTTCTTTCCTCCCGCTCCCTGCCGTGATATAATCTGCGGGAAAGGAAGGTGTTTTGTTTGGGTAAACGGTTTGTTCCGCCCGCTCCGCATATCGAAAACGGGGAAGACATCATTGCCAGTCTCGATGGCTCCAAGCTATCTGGTTCGTCCGAGAACGAAAAAGTCCGGCAATATGTCGCCCGGTATCGTGACCGCGAAAAGATCTCCAAATGCGCAGCCCGACGAAAATGGTTTGCAGATAACTGGATTGCCTTGCTCAGTCTGCTGTTTGCGTTTATCGCCGCGCTTCCTGTGATTATCCAAGGAATCGAGACCATACTAAAATGGCTAACGTTATTGAGTTCAGCAGTACAGCAAGGCTTAGCATGATGTATCCTGCGTTTGTCGGCTTCACCCTCTCACCCCTCCTTTTTCGGCTTCAAAAGCTCGTCCACTGTGCAGCCGTACAGCTCTGCGATTTCGTGCAGGCGCGCCGTCTTCGGATACATCTGCCCGGTTTCCCACAGATAAACGGATGCGTCTGAAACCTTTAGCGCCTTGACCACCTGTTGAACGGTCAATCCAGCGGCAAGCCTCGCTTCCTTAAAACCCATGCCTTTACATACCTCCTGTCTGTGAATACTAAGTTTTTCTTGACAACTTAGTGAATTGTGTTATTATGAAAGTACCACCTATCATTATTAAACAATCCGATAAGCTGTCCGGGGCGGTGTTCTTTTCACGCCTCATAAGCCGAGGCATGAATCATGTGCAAGTCGTTCAGAGAAAGAATCAGGTTGTTTCTCAATCGGAATAAGCGCTACAAGTCCATAGAAGAAAACGGTCTAAATGTGCTTGTCGAAACCGAAGGCTCGAAAGCACGCACGGAGAAAAGGCGGTTTCTTATCAACATGTTTTTCACCGTCGTATCTGCCGTCGCCGCAGTCGCTGCCGCGATATTTGCCGCCCTTACTTACATCAACTCGTAACGGAAGGCAATGACCGCACGCGCAATGGAACGTACCGAACTCGTCATATCCGCAGTCTGAACCAACAATCTGAAATCCCCATATATACTTGTCTTTCTTCACGCCATCACCTCACTTGTAAGTTTTGCCCCTCACAACTCTTAGTATAGTTAAGTATATACTAAAAGTCAATAAAAACTTAGGATTGTTAAGGGTGCTTTTTTGCCAAATTTATGAGGGATTTTTTATGCAATTTGACGTACAGTCCGTTATAAGAAGAATAGAAATAAGGCTTGCTGAAATTGGAATGACAAAGCAAGAGTTTTACGAAAAAAGCGGAATATCGTCTGGTTCTTTCTCTCAGTGGAACACGGGGAAACACGCGCCAAGTATAAAGAAAGTTCAACGTGCAGCCAGTGTAATTGGGGTAACGACAGAATATCTCTTATATGGCGTAGACCCAATGCCGGACTTTGCGGTTAAATCGCCCATAGTCGCACGAATCAACTCCCTGCTTGCTGCAAAAGGTATACCGAAACAGCAGTTTTATAAGGATTGCAGTATTACGTCTGCATCGTACTCTCTATGGAACACAGGGAAAACAAACCCTTCTATGAAAAATCTTAAAATTATCGCAGAATATCTCGGTGTATCCGTGGCAGACCTGCTGCCGGACGAGGAACTCGTTCCGCAGGAGGGCATAAAAAAAGACCCCATCCCGAAGGATGAGGCCGAAGATAGCGAAACCGCAGAACTCCGTGACATTTGGAGTTCTGCGGATGAAAATGAGCGACGTGATTTGCTCGAAATGGCGCGTATGCTAAAGAACCGGAGAAAGCAGAATGGATGATGCAAGCAACCTTCCGTTTTCGGAAATCGAGTTGAACAAAGATGAAAGAAAAATGCTTAAAGCGTTGGCAGATAGCAGAATATTTGCGACGGATGATATTTTCCAGACCGCAAATAGGCTGAAACATTTTGGACTTGCAAATCTGCACCCAATCCCCAGCAAAGATGGTGTCCCTGTGTTATCGTTTGGCGCGTCCTGCGCAATTGAAATAGAAGAACGCGGGAAGGACTACTTGGCGTATATTGATCAGCGGAAGAAGTCCACAAAGGCTAGTCGAATCCATGATTTAGTGATTGCAGTAATCTCATTCCTGCTCGGGATGCTTACGTCTGAACATTTCTGGAATTTCCTGAACAAATGTCTGTCAGGATCCGAGGGCTAAAGTCGCTGCAAACTGCTTTAAGCTTTTTTTCGCAGACAAGCACGATGTCGCCGCCTGGGCTGGCCGCGCCGATCGCGTGTTCGCACATCCGGCACGCTTCTCCGCACTCATCTTTTGTAGAAATTTCAGTCCTGATTCTGCACAACTGCAGCATAATATTATCGTACTTTTCCTTGCTCAGAAACATTGTTTCGCTCCTTCCACATTCTAATTAGTTCTAGTTTTTCCTCTGATGTAAGTTCCATTAAATACTGAAAGCCAATATCAGCGGGCGCAATTTCTTCACCCTTATTATAGCACAGATCACCCTGAACACAAGTCATTTTTGCGTCCTCCTTCTCTAATCTTCCAAATTCCGACGTTTATTTTTGTGCAGCTTCTATGTTGCGGTGGCTGGTTCTAAGTGGTAATATGTAATTGTTTACAAACCATATAAGGAGTGCCGCATTGATGACTAAAAATGAATATATTGTGCAGTGCCCAAGATGCGGGGCAGAGTTCCCGGAACGGGAGAAGTTCTGCCCGCACTGTGACACGCCGAACCGGAAGATGATCTGCCGCTCTTGCGGAACGCAAATCAATGCAAGTGCCCGCGTCTGTCCGGAATGCGGCGCAAGAAACAAAAAGATGATTTCGGTTCAAAAAATCGCGATTCTTTCTGTTCCGTTCGCTGCCGTTGTGCTGGCAGTTGTCCTTATCGCATCAAAGCCCGCGAAGAAGCCAGCCGAGCCGATCAAGAGGCAGGAGCCGGATACAATCTCCGCATCGGAGTCGGCAAAGACGGAAGACGACGCACAGACCGAGGAAACGGCAACCACACCGATAACGGCTGAAAAAACATGGGGCAATAAGGTCAAGCTCACGATCCCAGCCGACTTTATCGGCGAAGATGCGACGCAGCAGGCATTGGACGAAAAGGTAAAGGAAACAGACGGGCTTCTGTCTATAGAGCTGAATCCTGACGGCTCCGCGACCTACGTTATGACGGCGGCACGGCACAAAGAGCTTATGCAGGAGCTGGCGCAGAACATTGACGCCCAGCTTGCGGACATGGCCGGTTCCTCTGACTACCCAAACGTCATTTCCGCCGAAGCGTCCAGCGATTACACGTCCTTTACTGTAACGCTTTCTACTGATGTGGTTGGGCTTCAGGACTCACTCCTTACACTGGCATTTTATATGTACGGCGGTATGTACAACGCATTCAACGGAACTCCGGCCGACAACGTGCGTGTGCAGTTTGTAGACCAGGCCGGAAATGTGCTGGAGGAAGCGAACTCGAGGGACGCACAATAAATTCAGTGCAGGATTCTCGGTTCCCGCCGATCGTCCTGTTCCCGGCCTACGTCCGCGACGCAGGAAAACAGGAGCGGAATGCCCCTGATGTAGTCCACGCTGACGCTATGCACGTCTGTCAGCTTCGCACCGTCTACTGTCACGTCCACTTTCCCGTTGTTTACCCGGATGTTGATGCACTCCATATTTTTTCCTCCTGTCATTTATTATAGAACGGTTGTTCTAAAAATCAACATGGTATTATGAACAAACAGACCGCGTTATTTTTGGGGATCAGGAATCCGATGGTGTACAGTTTATGGGACTGATGATTTGATATAATATTTGGTTTGACCGGCCCCATCGTATCTGGAACATACGGTGGGGCCATTTCAGCAGATGCAGGATTCAGGAACTATCTGCTACGTTTTCATTGTACCAGATAATGTTTGTAAGAAAAGGGCGAATCCTGCGTTCTTGTCACATGTTTTGCATTTTTATATGGAAAATGTAAGAAATAAAACTGAAACTTACGAATGGAGGCGTAATCATGTCCGCAATACAGGATCTCGCTCCGTTTATCGGCGCGTATCAGGGGAAGATCAGAAGGGCAAAAGATGCAAGCGGGATGACGTTGGAGGAGCTGTCGAACGAGTCCGGCGTTTCCTTCTCTGCCGTGAGCCGATTATACGCTGGAACACAAGCGGATCCACGGCTTTACAACTCGGCTGCGCTATGCAAAACGCTCGGGTTGTCGCTCGACGAGCTGTTCGGCCTTGAAAATCGCGTCGGAAGCCCGGAAAAGCTGACCAAGCAGATCCATCACGTCGAGCTTGAAAACGCCAAACTGGAGGCAACAGCGGCCGTGCAAAGCGCACAGATAAAGTCTACACATACAATGTGTTACGTCCTCGCCCTGTTTTGTATGCTGCTCTCCTTTTCTCTGATTGCCTGCCTTGTGACGGATGCGCAGAGTCGGAGCGCAGGCCTCATTCGCGATGGAGATTTGTCCGTAGCTGCATGGGTTTGCATTGCCCTGATCGTAGGTTCAGCGCTGGCTTCGGCAATTACTTTCTATGCGATCCGAAAAGAACGTGGAGGGAAACATGGAGTGCATCAGGTGTAAAAAAGAAATCCCAGACGGCGCGCCCTACTGTTGCTGGTGCGGTAAAAAACAGGAAGCGCAGCGCAATCGGACGCGCGGAAACGGGCAGGGAAACGCCTACCAGCGTGGGAAAACGTGGACTGCCCGGTGGACTGAAAAGACGTACCTTGACGAAAACGGCAAACTCCATCAAAAGATGAAGACAAAGGGAGGCTTTACGTCAAAGCGTGCCGCGCTCCAATATGCAGCAAACCCTCCGAAGGAAGAGCAGCGAATCCCCACTCTCAGAGAATACTACAAAACATATCTGCGTGGGGATTATCTATCCTTATCGGCTGATCGTCAGGGAGCGGCGGAAAAGGCTTTCGAGCGCATGAGAGAAATCGCCGACCGTGAGATCGACGCGCTTACCATCGCGCAGATACAGGCTGTCATCGACCGCAACGCCAGCACCTATTACACGCGGAAAGATATGAAAACCGTCCTCTCCCACTGTTATAACCTCGCAATCGCAGAAAAGCAAACAACCGTGAATCTTGCAAAGTACATAAAGCTTCCGGAATTGGAAGAGAAGTCGCCGGAACCGTTTACCGACGCCGACGTAAAAAAGCTATGGGAAGCGTATGCAAAAGACCACTTCATTGGGTTTATTTTAACGATGATTTATACCGGCATGATGCCCGGTGAGCTTCTGAAACTCAAGAAAGATATGATTGACTTTGAAAAGAATGAGATCGTCCGAGGCGGCATAAAGACAAAGAAGCGGAAGGAAACGCCTATGGTCTTCCCGGATTTCGTTGCGCCGGTGCTGCATGAACTATGCGAAGAAAGCAAATCGCGCGTCGGAAATATCTGCTGCATAAACAAAGATAATTTTTACAAGAGATATTATGAGTGTTTGGAGCTTGCCGGAGTGCAAAAGCTACCACCTTACTCATGCCGCCATACAACCGCTACAGCCCTCGCGATGAAAAATATCGACCCGTTTACGATCAAGGAAATCATGCGCCACACAAAGATAACGACTACCCAACGGTATGTACACCCGGACATGAAAGGCATGGTCGATGCCGTAAATCAGTTGCAAAACGACTCGCCAGAGTGAATTATGTATGCTACAAAATATGTTACAAACGTCAATTTCCCCAGTGTTTTCAATGGGTTTTTCTCCCCTGCTAAGGGAGTAGGCGTCTAAAAAGCGCGCGAGAGTTCAAATCTCTCCTTCCGCGCCAAAGTACCGATTTTAGCTGTTTTTAAAGCTAAAATCGGTACTTTTTTATGCTTTCGCCCTATTTTCTGCGTATTTTCAAAAAGCAAAAAATCACGTTATGGCACGCTCTGTAACATAAAATTATTTTCCGTATGCTACATTGTATGCTACAGATTCAGCGCAATGCGAGGGGACTCCCCTATTTTTTGCTACATGGACTTTATTTTCCGAAGCATAGAATCATAGACTTTTCGGTTCACAAGCGATAATGTGTCCATAAGTTCATCAACGACCGCCCAAGCCTTTGCCGGGTCTTTCCCAGCTACCGCAAGCAAAAACTCACTGTCCCCGTGCTCGCCCACGGTAGCCGGCTCTGCGGTCACAGGGGCGGGAGCGCCGGAGTAGTAACCGACATACTTACCGCCGTCGCCCCGTTCCTCTTCCTGCATCTTGTCGCGTATCACATAAAGATCTGCCAGTTTGGCATAATTGGGATAGCTGGATTCCTCATATTCCAGCCGCGCTATCTCCTTGCGGATCTCGGCTTTATCCAGCATATCGCGCCTCCTTATGCCCGCTCGATCTGCTCCATGCAGCGGCGGATCGCGTCACGGGTTTTATCGTCGTCCGCGTCGCGCATCATATCCTCCAGCTGCGCATGCATGTGCTCGCGGGCGTCGGTGCGGCTGTAGCGGCCCATTGCGTCGCGGCGGCGCCCACGGTATGAACTTCCGCGTCCATATGTGCCGCGCATGTCGGCTTCCCACTCGCCGTCGCGGGAATAACCGCCGTCTTCAGCCATCTCGATCTTGTAGGTATTCTTGATGGAGCTGGTCAACTTCTGGATTGCGTCCAGATCGCCCGCAGACATTTCGCGCTTGTCGGCGATTTCGTCAAGCTCTTTGCAGAGCATTTCACGCAGGTTTCTCAAATCGTACATATTGCATCCTCCTTTCACGATACGCGCTCGACGATCATATTGCTATTTGCGAAACTTACTGCCTGCGCGCTGGTGTTCTTCGCCGCTACAGTCAGGCAGCAACTGCGCGGGACTTCCACGAATGTGGAAACGAAGATGTTGAAATAGTTCTCAACAGCCGCAGGGGTTACGGTCGCTGTGGCGCCGCTCAGAGGTTCGCCGTTGATTGCAAGCGCAGCGGTAATGGCACCTACTGTTCCGCCTGTAGGGATGGCGATATTCGCGCCAAAGGATACGCGGAACTTCGCCTTACATTGCTGCGTAAGCCCGCGCAGCGTAACGAGCCCGCTTCCTTCTCGATGTACGATGCACGGCTTTCCGCAAGCCGCCGTGGAGATCAGAGGGACGTTCTGCCCAGCGGCGACAGTTTGAATCCCGGATGATGTAAATTCAGCCATAAAATCATTCCTTTCATAAAAATACAGCGGCAGGGCGATTGCCCCGCCGCGTTGTTGTCAGTATCGGCACGGGGCCGACCATTTTCGTGAGGTCACGAAAAAGCTATGCTATGCAGTTGTCAGCAGCCACAACCCTGATTGCAGCCACAGCCGCCGTAACCGCTGCCTGCCCACGGGTTACAAGTAATGTAGGCAGGCGAAGGGCACGGACGCAGCTGCGAGATCAGATAGTTGTTCTGCGCGGCCTGAGATGCCGCCAGCTTCAGATTCTGATTCTCGGTCTGGAGGTCGGACAGCTTGCTTTGCGTCAGGAAGTCGAGGATGGCGCGGCTGTTCTGGTTGTTCGCGTCAATGATGTCGCGCGTGGCGTTCTGCACGGTGTTGCGCGTGTCGCACGCCTGCGTCGCCATGTCGTAGCGCACCTGGGCGATAGCTGCACGGTTTTCGCAGCAGCAATCTGCGGCCTGCATCTGCATGGCGTTGAGCTGCTGCATAAGAGCTGCCTGCTGGTTGCAGCGGGAAAGCTCGGCATTCTGGAAACCGCTGTTCATGTTCTGATTGGCGCCCGCAAAGCCGTTCAGCAGCGTAGTGTTCATGGCGTAGAAGCCATCGCAGATGCCCTGCTGCGTAATGTCGCTTTTACGTTCGATCGTCGATGCTGCGCTGTCGATCTGGCGCTGAAGAGTGGCAAAATCACTTGCAAGGACGTAATTGTCAGCAGCACCGCTGTTGCCGTTGTTTCCCCAGCCGTTGTTTCCCCAGCCGCAGAAAACAAACAGGAAAAGAATGATGATCCACCACGCGCCATCGCCGCCGAAGCCGCCAAAGCCGCTGTTCATCATGCCGGTTGGCGCAACAGGCATAGTGGCCTGAACGCCGCCGTCAGAAAGAGACATAGTATCACTCCTTTGAAAAATTTTTATTCATCAAATCGTGGCCACGATGTTGATTTATGTTGATGATTACTGCATCAGGCTTTGAAACTGCTTCGCCATCTGCTGTAGCTGATTGAGCTGCTGCTGGTTTAGCCTACCACTCTGCAAGAGCTTTTCGACCTCGGCTTTGGGGTCGCCCTTGAAATTTGCTTTGAACTGGTTGAACTGCTGCACCATCTGTGCAAAATTGCCCATCGGCATCTGCCCGCCGCCAAGCGCGGCCATGAACGGATTAGTCATCGTCCTCGTCCTCCTCGACCTTGCGCTTCTTCTTGCCCTTTAATTCGCCCACAAGCGCCGCCAGGCGGTCGAACTCCTCGCGGGTGACAAATTCCACGCCCGGCTTTTGCGGCGCGTTAGAGGCCGTTTCTGTGCGCTCTACAAGGTCGTAAATCTTGAGCGTCGGCTTCCCGCTTGCATCCGCCTGCTTGAGATACACAGTCGGCGCGGTAGAATCCCACAGCGCCACAGCGGAGTTGGGCGCGATGAGATAACCCCTTGCCTCCTGCTCGCCGCTTACCCACTGCACGCCGCTCTGCGCGATGGGGTTCTGTTGCACTGGCTGCGACATAGGCTGCTGCATGGGCTGCATCTGTGGCTGCTGCATCTGACGCATCTGCATGAGGTTATCCGGCATCGGCTGCGGATAATAGGGATTGAAATAGGGATATGCCATGTTCATTCCTCCGTTTCTTTTACCCAGTAATAAAGCGGGATTTCGCTCTCGCTATTCCAGCTGTCATAGATCGTCCCATCCTGCACGCACACTACATGCCCAGAGAGGGCGAGAATATACGTCCCACGCGGGTGCTCATCGGCAAACCTGCCGACCGCGTAGCAATCCGGGCAGGTGTCCGGTATCACGTTCCGGGTAAAACCATGCTGCCGGAGGTATGCACCCCATACACTGTTTGCACTCGGAAGATCGCCCATGATGAGCCCCTGCAGGCACAGGCCGATATACACCTCGTCCCAGCTCTTCCCGGTCGCCTTTGCGATAGCCCGGACGGTGCAGTCCCCGACCTTCTGCCCGGCGGGATTTGGATTGAAATAAGAAAAGCCCATACCGAACACTCCTTTGATGTGTCCAGTATGGGCTTTTTACTATTTTCCTGTGCCTCAGTTATGCATCAGTTTTGCTCAAATAAATATGCAGCAATCCAGCCGCGTATCAGTTCGTTTGGCGTCGTGCCGTTGGACTTGGCTGCGGCCTTAAATCTTTCCGCGATCTCCCGCTTGAGCTTGCAGGAGATCACGGACATGTTCTCAGCGTCCCACTTGTTGCGAGCGCGGCGCTGGGTGTCAGTCGGCATAGCATACCTCCCACGCGCAGACGTTCGCCGCATTCAACGCGGCAGAAATCAGCGCTTCGGCGTCCACGCCCAGAACGCCGGAGATGGACCGCAGAACGCCCAAGACATCCTCCGGGGTGTCAACGGACGCATCGTCCATTGTGCCGTCGGAAAAGCGCCAGCAGAAGCCGTCAGCCGTCACGGAAAAATACACGCGGCTGCCAAAATCGCCGCAGGACGTGTCGTCGGCCTCGACGGTGACAAGCTGGCCGTTAAGATCGACGACGATACCGCCGGAAAACTGCCAGTAACCTCCGCCATTATTTGCAGTGTCCGGGTTATAGTGGGGATTTGTCTGCGCTCCCCACGCGGAAACGATATTAAACATGTCTGCCATCCTCCGATTTTTTTGTCGTGTTTGTTTTGCTTTGTGTCTATGGCTGCATTATATACTGTAATACCGTATATGTCAAGGGGGTTTTTAAAAATTTTTATATAAAAAATAAGCGCCGAGAAACCGGCGCTTATCTCAGTTATACAGTTTGCTGGATGTCCGCTGCATCTCCCGCATGATCTCCGGCAGGCGTCGCTGTACCGTGGCGCGGCCAAGATACAATTCTGTTGCAACGTCTACCTGGGGAAGCTTATCCACAAAATAGAGCTGCGCGATCTTCTCATTTTCCCGGCCAAGATTGGCCTGATAGATCACGGCCTCCATGTCCTTGCGGGTCAGGCGGCCCAGCTCTGGCGGCAGCTTGGCCCGCGCCTGCGGCGACATACGCTCCGCCTCCTTACTTTTCCTTGCGCTTCAGCACGGCGATATTGCCCTTGTTGCCGACTTCGAGATCCAGCGCAGCGGCCAGATCGCGCACTTTGATGTAATTCGTGCCGTTCTTCAGGATGCGCTCAACGGCGACTTCCTTGCCGTCCACGATGATCTTGCTCTTTTCTACCATTTCGGTTTCCTCCTCTGCATTTTTTCCATCTTCGAGGGCCATCACGGTATGGCCCGAGCTTACCAGTACGTCGCCGCGCAGGAGATTGGCGTCCGTCGTCAGATACTTGCTGCCGGTCAGCAGCTCGAAGTCTCCCGTCGCTGGCCAATCGTGCAGCATACAGTAGGTGGTGCAAGAATTCCCCTGCCGACGGTAGAGAGCTTCGACCGACGCGCAGCCTGCGGCCACGGCGCAGAGCGTCATGAGCGCGGAGCAGTCCGTCTCCACGGGCTTTGTGATCTTGCTCACGTCCCATCCGACGGCTCTGGCGGCCTCATACGCCGTGTTCCGGTCGGCCATGTCGTATCCGATATTCCGGTTTTTAATTGCTGCCTCGCACGTCTGCGCGGCCAGCTCGGCCTTTTTGCGGCTCTTGTAGCGCAGGACGCCGAGCCAGCGGCCATTGTACCAGCTGGAGATATTCAGCTCCCGCCCGGTCTGGTTGCCGGGCTGCTGGTTGCGTCCTCCGGTTTCCCCAAGGCTGGCCTGTCCGATCTTGATACTCATGCCCGCTCACTCCCGTACAACTCGTGGTGCAGCTGCAGCACGGCGGCCTCGATCAGCTTATCGATCGTTTCCACATCAAATTGAATGCCCTTCTCGGCGAGGAAGTTCACAACATACGCCTTTTTCGCCGCGCCGTCCGTCGCGGCGTACAGCTGTTCCGCCGCCTTTACGCCGATCTCAACGTAAGTGCGGAGCGTTTGCAGCTTGTCCGCGTCGATCTTGGTTTTGAGCCACGGGATCAAAAATGCCGAAACGAGCGCGCTGATGAGCGCGATCACTGCCGAGATGATCTGTGTGTAGTCCATATGTATGCTCCTTTCAATCCTTCAGCACGATCTCTGCGATGCGTGCTGCCGCTTCCGGGCCGTATTTCTCGGCCCATTTATCCATGTACTTTTGCGCGTACTTCGCGCGGTTCTCATTTTTGGCTTTCCAAAGGTAAAAGCCGCTGGAGGCCGTTGTTTCGGCCAGCACCGCAAGCGTGATCTCCGTCAGGTCTGCGCCTGCCGCGCAGGCGATGATGAGCGCGAGACTGGCGAGCGCGCTGCATATCAGCCACTTCTTGCTAAACTCCATTGCTATGTCCGCACTGCGCCTCCAGCTGGTGCAGGAACTTTTTCACGTCGCCGTTCCCGCCCATCTTTTTATACTTCTCTCCGGCAATCAGACGCTCGGCCATTGGCATTTCCTCTGACATGATGGTCAGACGGAGAATTGCGAGATACTGCTCGTCCTGATGCGTCTGCATCTTGCCGAGCTTTTTGTCGATCTCGGCGAGATGCGTATCCTGCGTCGTGGCCTTGCCGAGCTTTTTCTGTATCGCGCCGACGACGGCATTGACTACCGCCGTCAGCGCGGACGAGCCGAGCACGGCGCAGACGAGGGTAACGATGATGGTTTTGCTGTCCATTTTTCCGTACCTTTCTCTTTTATTTTGCCGGGCTAATCGTCCGCCATTTTGATGTAGGTGGTGGTATCGCTGGAATAGCTGATCGTCGGCAGCGTCGTGCCGCCGAGGACTGCATAAAGCGCCGGGTAGGACATACGCGAGAAGCGAGATCCGTCGCATTCATGCCATGGGGCAGAGAGAATGCGGACGGTTGTGAGGATATCACCAACTTCCTTCGCTCCGGTCAGCTTGTCCAGCGCGTCGTTTACGGTCGGATTTGCAGGCTTCCCGCTCCCCGGCCATATGATCTCCTCCGCTTCTCCCGATAATAGCGTTTCTTTGGTAAGTGGTGTCCCAGACTCCAATGGCTCATCCTCTGGGCGAATCCATTCTTCTCTGGTCGCAGTCACACCCATGGAGACTCTGGTCACCGAATACTGTACCGCGCCGTTTTGCAGGACTTTCGTCGGTTTTCTGTCCCGCATGGTTATTCCTCCAGAGCTTTAATGTAGGCATGGCTACGACTATCTGGTGTAATAGTCGGGACAGCTTTAGCTGGATTGCCATAGTCTCGTACATACACTGAAGCTATTTGGCTACTGGAATCGAAGGTTGGCGAGGTTATTGCTAGAGCGCTTGAATTGAGCTGTGCAATATACTTGCCCTGATCCTTGTATACCTTATCAGCTGGATCTGAAATACTGCAGGTATAGTTGTGTTTGGTTATGCTGTCGTTGCTTTCTTCCATAGTTACCTGAAATATTAGGAGCCCATCGATAAAAGTCCAACCAGACCATGGGGTAAAGTAGTCATACGTCTCACTGGGGTTCTCTGCATTTTGAATATCAGCTGGACCGGCAATCCAAGTCGCCCCTTTATTGATTGAATATGCATACTTCAGACGACCGTGACCCCATACCACTACAATAGTGCCCGTGGTAGCACATATGAAAGGTATAAATCCGTCATTAGCGTCGTTTGTAGGTAGTATAGACGTTGGAACTTCTCCAATTAAAGTAGCGGTATCTGAATACCCAGGTTGACTATTTGTATAGACCTTTCGACCAACCATAAGTAAGAATTGATCTGAATCGGGATTGTAGTCTATACCATCACAGGCTCCAGCGACAGTAATCGTCTTGCCGTGATTTGTTAGAATATAAGTCTTACTCTGTATAGTGTACTTACTATTAGCTTGCGTTACCCATGGATTAGCATCGTACACAATTATAGCAAAACAGATGCTACCATCAGGTCTCTCCCAACCAGCACTCCAGAAGCCAAAACGGTTACTTTCAATGCCCGCTGTAGTGGTTGTGAGATCTGTAAGTGTGCTTAGAGATGCGTTCAGTTTGTACACATGTATCTTAGACGAGTAGTATAGTAGCAGGTAGTACGCGTCGTCGATATTACTGTAACAAATAGCCTGTATAGTACCCGATCGAGAAACGCCGCTCGAGTCTACACACTGTACAGCATGTACTGACCATGCGTGTGCATCGTTAGACGTGTATATACGTATAGGCTCATCTGGATCTGTATTAAAGCACATCCACTGGCCATTGATATAGTTCAGTGTAGAAGTTTTGCGATCAATTCCAGTTACGGTCTGATTAGTCCAATCGCCAGGTGCTGCGGTTGACCGTAACAAGTCGAAAAGTTCAGGATAGTCTGCTCGCGTGATTTTTTGACCATCGCAGAGCAACCACGCATCGGATGGTTTCGCTCTTACCGTCATAAGGATATCGCCGACTTTCACGGTGCCTTTCTGCAATTCTGCAAGCGCCTCGCTGACCGTCGGGTCTTCCGGGCGGGTACTTGCGTTCGGCCAGATCTTGGCCGCGGTAGCATCGGAGAGTAAGTTTGCCTTATTGAGCGGCGTGCCCTCTTCGGTCGGGGCGTCGTCTCGCTTGAGATATTCGTAGTGATTCAGGGTTCCGTCGGCGTTATAAAAGCCGTACCGGATTGCGCCGTTGGATAAAACTTGTGTTGGCTGTCTATCTTTCATGTCAGAAGTCCTCCTGCGGCGCACTCCGCCGCGCCAGTGTAGCGAAAAGATTTTGCAACGTTGACGATCAATTCTTCGCAGATCGTCAGGATGCGCTCGATGTTGTTTGCATCGGTGTAGGTTAGGCGGCCCAGCTGCGGCGCGTCCGGCGTTTCGGCAGGATACGCAAGCGCGTCCCGGATGGATTGCACCTGCTTGCGGTATGCCTCGGCCTGTGATGCCGTTATAATGTCCGTTACGGCCCAATCGGTTTTAGCCGTCCACGCGATGCTCTTGCCGCAGATCGAGCTGAGGCGCGCCGCCAGATAGTTCAGGGCGGTTCCCACGCGATTGAGATCAGCGGCGTTGTACGCGCCCTTCATCCCGGTCAGCCATTCCGCCTGCTCGTCTGCCGTCATGGCTGCAAAGCCTTTCGTGGCAAGCGCCTTGACGCGCTCCACGTCCGCCTGCGTCCGGTCGGTGACGAGCGTAACGATGATAGTCTTGGTGTCCATGGTGTCTCCCTTCTGTGTTTATCAGATCGGCACGAAGGCCGCGTCTGTCCAGTCGGCCTTTTTCCCTGCCTCGCCCCTTTTTCCGTCAGATACCGGCAATGCAAGCTCACGTCTCCGTTTTTGCGGTAGGCGTATTTGCAATAATGAGGCTCCATGTTTCCTCCCATATTCTCAAATTTACGCCTGTTCCTGCCAACCAGCCGGATATTCCGCTGGTGAAAATACATTCCCGTCAATCAAGCTGATGTAATGCTTGCCTTCAAACGTCACCTTGTCACCCTTATTGTAGGCATCATGCGCACCCGTAGGTTGCACAAATTCCGGCCATTCATCTAGTGAAACGATCACAAACAGTGCCGGTGTAATATCCGGTGTCCAGTCTGCCTGTGAGGTATGTGCCTGCACCACGCGATATAATACGCCATTGTATTGCAGCCGATCATCGACCGCGTAAGAATGGCCTGTCACCCACTGTGGGAATAACTCTACTGCTTGCAGCGCATCCTCATCAGGTAAGCTAATCGACGCTTTTTCGATATACGGACGCAATGCTCTGGCTCTTTCTATGTAACTCATCACTCTGTCTCCCCAAGTAAAATTTTCGCTGCTGTTTCTGCATCTGTGAGTGGTAGTGCCGCACCCATTTCCTCATAGCTGCCCTCCGGCTCTGTGCCTTTCAGCGTGTAACCAGCGAGATGGAACACCATGTCAGAAAGCACCTGATGCTCAGTTCCTTCTTTATCCGTAATAATCACAGCCATCTTCGCGCAAAATCCCTCGGCCTCGGTTTCCTTACACGGTACATAGCAACCGTTGCTGTGCAATCGGATGAGCACAATGTTGTCTGCATACCCGGCAAATGCACCGTCCTGTTTTACTGCATACATGGTGTCCCTCCAAATTTCTCTTGATAGATTTTCTCTAATCGCTCTGTGTTTGCTGTTCTCAACCGATTTTTCCAGTAGCCGTTTTCCTGCCCCGGCCATTTGTCATCCGTAAAATCTTCACCGCAGCCGTTTTTTTCATACCAGCGATAAAGGCGCTCAAGCATTTCCTGCCGCATCGCGCCCTCTGGTGTATTCTGCCTAAAATGCTCCCATCCGTTTTCGGATGTCGCAGCGCATATCCGCCTGCCATCTGCTGCAAACAGGAACCCTTCAATCTCCGATACCGCAGTTCCATATCGGAGATTAAATTCTCCATCGATGCCATTCCCGCGGAAACGCTTATACACGATATACTCCATGCGCTTTTCCCTCATACGCAAAAGCCGGGTGGGAAGCCGAAGGAAGCGCGCGCGGTGCGGTCTTCGACTGTCCCGTTGGTGTTCACATTCTCGAAACCGTCGGAGCTGCTCGCAAGCGGAGAACGGAGCCACCAACGAGCGGCGGCGCTCGTTCCGTTGTGCTTGTACTTTACCTTGCTGTTTCCAGCGGAATAATAGGCGTACTGCGCTTGCTTACTCGCCTCGTTCGAGTTTGCTCTCGAAATGCTCCCGAAAACCTCAAACTCCGAGAGGAGGAAAAAGTAATCCTTTGTCGCCGTGACCGCACTCGCGGATGTGCTATTATTTCCCGTATTGTCCGTGTACTTGGTAACGGACTTTAGGACTGCACGGAGCGCCGCCGGAATGACTGCGATAATCGTTCCGGAATAGCTCGAGAGGCTTGTCCCGCAAATATTTGTACGCATTTGCGAGCTCGCCCATCCGCCGGAGTTCGTTGCACTACTGTTCATAGAGAAATAGCCGGTTGTCGAAACGGGCGAGGTATAGTAACTGTCGCAGAAACACACGTCCGTACCGCCGGAGAGCGCCGTTTTGCCTAACTGGAAATGAATACGGTTTTCCCCTTCTAGGCTCGCATTATGGTTGAATCCAATGACAAATGCGTATATTGTGTAATTAGATAGTGTAAGATGTCCAACCGTGCCGTTTAGCGTTACCGCCTTTCGGTCGCCAATGCTCCAATAGTTCGCGCCCTGTCCCGCGTCGGATATATCTTTTATTGTTTCCCAAGTATTTTTATTCAGTGTCGGATATACAAAATTAAGCGACACCGCGTAACTGTCCGTGATAGTTACGGCTTTTGTGTCAGATGTTTTCCCGTCCAGCGTCGCGGATACGCTCCATGTTCCGGCTTCCGGTACGGTAAGCGTGCACGTTCCATTGATCGATGTACCGCTCACAGACAGACTTCCTTTTGTAGCAGTAACGGTTGCACCAGATTTCACAGTTACAATGATTTGCAGTTCTGTGCCAGTCTGAATGGCCTGAATGGCTGTCACAAATCCGTCCGGGTAGACCAGCGGGTCAGATGTGCTGCCTTTCTCCCGGATAGCTGACGCAACCTTTGTTAGGTCGGTTGTGTTTGTCAAATATTCAGCCATCAGAAGCTCCCTCCATTCGCGTTTGCGATCTCTACCGCCGCCCACGCACCGGAAACAACCCGCAGAAATTTTCCATTATCAGCGGCGGTGACAGACGGCACTTCGCGAACCTTGACAGCTCCTGTTTTCCCGTTCACGCTCGTCACGGGCGCTTCCGTTAGATAATCCGTGCCAGCCGCGGCCACCTCCCACGCCGTCGGCTTCCCTCTGGCGTCCACCGCCTTGACCTTGATCAGGTCCCCGACGGCCGCACCGGAGGCGAGGATCACATCTTGCTTTCCGTTCCACGCGTCTTTGTTGCTGCGCACGTCGGCGATAGCCTCGTCGATCTGCGCGCCGGTAAACTGGCTGTTGTAAGCCATACGATCACTCCTTCATACACAGAAAATCCTCGCCGTCCGCGGTCTTCAGCGCCTGCGACTCTCCCAGCGGGATAAAGCCGTAGTTGTCGTTCCAGCTGCCGTCCGCGCTTTGCGCGAACAGCGAAATGCGGTATTCCCCATCACCGGAAAGCAGAAAATCGTCGTATACCTCAAAGGTGCGCTGCGTGCCCGCCGGGGTCTGGGAGAAGGACGCGATCAAAGCGCCCTTCCCGCGGCCCCAATCCTCGCCGGACTTCGTCGCGCGGCACTCAAAAGCCGTATAGGCGATGTCCGACGAGAATGTGACGGTGATCGAGTCGAATCCCGAGACTGCCGATATCTTGTTTCCGGTGATGGAGAAGGTCAACTCCGGCGCGGCCATTAGGCTGCGCTCCACGTCCCGGCGGCGTTCTTGACGAAGACCTTCACGATCTTCACGCCGTCGCCGGAGGACGCTGCTTCGAGATCCGCGCCCTTGACGGTGACGTTGATGGCGGTGTTCTTCTTGTAGCCGCCCGCCGTGCCGCTGACGTTGGTGGAGCCGCCCGTCGTCGGGATCTGGGTGCCCGCCGTGTGCAGGCTGCTCGTCGCCGGGACGACGCGGACGGTGTATTCCTCAAAGTCCACATCGCAGACGAAGGAGAACGCCGCTGCGTCGTAGCCCGTGACCTTGGAAATGCGGCTCTTGTCGGGGCCGGTGATGGTCACGGCGGGGATCGAGGTGTTGAGCGTGATGGAGTCGCTGGCCGCAGTCGATTCGTTGCCGACGTCGTCGCGCACCTTTACATAGATCGTCTTCAGGCCGTCGCCGTCCGGGAGCGTAATGGATTTTGTTGCGGCGAACGTCTCCCACGACGCATCTGCTTCCTTTGCCGCCGCCTTTGTGCCCCAGATCTTCATCTGGTAGCCGGTCGTCGCGGCGTCGGTGACTGAGATCTTCGCGGTGACGGTCGCGCTGGTCGCGTACTGCGCGCCGTCGTTCAGGATCAGCGATAGGCCGGCAGGTGCCAGCGTATCAAGTGTCAGATTGAAAAAACTTGCCATCTGGATTTATCCCCTTTCTTCGCTTGTGAGTTCGATGTACAAAAAGCCGCCAGGCCTTTCGTAGATGGTTTCTGTGCCCAAGCGGGCGGATTTGATGCCCATGGAGCCGATGAACAGCTCCAGAATGCGTTTGATTCCAACTGCCAGCATGTTATCCCTCCAACAGATACAGTGTCCGCGCGTCCTTTTTGTCCAGCGCGTCATAGTCCGATTTTGTCAGCACGCGGATCTCGTCGATCTGCGCCGATGCAATGCCTCCGCCGCCGGAGCCGCCGCCAGCACGCACGGAAACGTTAAAGGAAACGTCGATCGGGTCGCGGTTCTTGAGTTCAAATTCAATGCCGCCCATCACAACACCGCCTTTGATAGCGCGTGCGCAACGTCGATCTGCTTGATCTCCGAGCCAATCACGTCACCGCTCTTGAATTTCACGCGCACCTGCATCTGGCAGAGCTTCGGGAGCCGAAAGGTCTCCTGCTGGGTGAGGGGAAACAGAAACTTTCCGTCCTCGTATCCGATCTCTCCCGGATAGCTCTTTTGCAGATAAAGCAGAGAAATTTCCACCTTTTCAACGCTTGCAACGTCCAGAGGCTGCCCTTTATTCTTGATGGTAACACTAAGGTTATACGAATCTCCCTGTACCAAATGCCGCACCTCCGTTCTATGTGCCGATAATCTTGCATTCTGCCGCTGCGATTCCGCTGAGGCGAATGCCCATACTGGTGATCGTTCCGGTGATCTTCGTGCCCCACGGCGTTGTGGTCTGCACGTAATCGCCCGGGGCTTCCTTGTCCATGACAATTTTGACACTGTGCGTCTGACGGCGCATATAGTAGTCAAAGACGTGCTGCGCGACGGCGGCAACGTTGTCGCTGTTGACCAGCGTAGCGTCGCGTACCTCGATGACGTTCGGCTTGGTCTGTGTGGTGGCGTTCGGATTGGTCTTGGACGTGACCGACGTCGTGTGATAGTAGGTCGTACCGCCGACCTCCACACTCTCTCCGCTTCCGGACGTCGAGTAGCTGTGTGCCGTCACGCGGATCTCCGTGACCACAGCCGCCGTTTCCACGCTGCCGCCGGTATATGTCCGGTCAAGTGGGATCGTGGCAGGAGAGGCCGCTGTGAGCCTCCGAACGCGCACGCCACGCGACGCGCTTGTGTCAATGGTCGCACGAAGCGCGAAAACGATCTGTTGCAGCGCTTCTCGTTTCGTGCAGTCCGGGATATAGCCAGTTACGGTCTCGTCTTCCAGCGCAGGGTCGAAGTCCAGCGTGAAATGCGTGCCAAGGATCGAGCTTATCAGCTCTTTTGCGTTTTTCTCGCTATAGATTGCCGCCGCAAAAGGCTCATCGTCCAGAATGCCGAGTGCATCCTGGCAGGAGACATCATAGAGCCGGGCGCTCGACCGGGACGAGCTCTTGATGTAAAAGACGCCGATCAGCTTTGCGCCGTCGTATGCGCTGACGGGCTGCTTCTCTTGGAAGATGAAATCGATATCGTCCGAATTGTCAAGCGTGAAATCCAGCGTGTTGATCTCCACATCGTCAGATATCACGCTGATCCCCTCCGTGACGTTGACGCTGCGCAGATCCTCCCGCTCGAATTCCCGGACGATGCCGAAGAAGATCTGTCTGAGTTTCGCGTACCGGTACGGCAGGCTCGTCTTTTTCAGCTCGATCACGAGTTTGTTGTATCCGGAGACAGGCTTTGCGCAGAAATACTTCTGGCCGTCCGGCGTGAAGTCCTGCGACGCGACGATTGTCTCGCCGTTGTACCACGTCATGGTCAGGGCGCTGCAATAGTCGCCGGTGCCACCGTCAAAATAGAGGTAAATCCCGGAGCTTGCGAACGTGCCGTCCAGCGTGATAGTCAGCGTCGGGTTCGCGTCAAAGGTACAGTCCGCTTTGCTCGGCGCGGAAGACCAGAACGCCGCCCGCTCGGTCGTGAGGATCGGACGGGAGCCGTCCAGCACCCACTGGTTCAGCTCGTTTGTTGCGACGATCACCGGCTCTGTGCCATACGGCAGTTCCGGAAGGTCGGAGAAGGGCTTCGCAGCGGTGCTCGCCACGCTGGCCGCCTCCGCCGCGCCTACCGCAACGTCCTCATAAATCACTCGAACGCTCATACCGGAACCCTCTTCGGTTTCATTGCAACAAAGTTAATCGATAAGTTCTGCCATTCGCTCCTATCGCCGTATCTTGATACAAGTTCATCTTCTCCGTTTGCCACATAGGCATCAAACGTCAAAACAGATTGCGCATACGGGACAGTCAGAACGTGGCTATCGACCGGCGCGGAAATGTTCTCGTAAAACGCATCATATTCTGCAAGATCAGACGAAACAGGATCGATCTCCAAACTGTAATTGTAAAATGTACCGATAAGGTCTCGCGTCATCGCGCCGGTCATCACGCGGCCCGCGTTATCGCCGTCGAGGACGGAAAACGAACGCTTTAGGCTCACAACATGCAGATTCGGATACTCCTTGCCGTCAAGGCTCAAAATGCTTGTCATGCCTTCACCCCCGCAAGCTTCACTCCGACGCGCTGTGTTTCCTCGTTGTTAAGGTTATACACCGCGCGTCCAAGTTCTCTGTGGTCGAGCTGCATGACAACCGTGATCTGTCTGCCGCCCATGCCGCCCGTTTCGTTTATGGCCTGCTTGAACGCCTGCACCATTGTGGCAAGCGGCGTTTCGATATTCGTTCCGCTTTTCTGGTCTCCCAGCACAGCCATAAACTCCCGGTTCGGCGGGATGACCGCGCCGGACGCGAGGCGGGGCAGCGATACACGGGAAACAGGCGTAATATTGATGCCAAATGATTTTCCGCCAACAAGCGGAACCCAATCTGGAACTTCAAAGTGGATTTTGTTCAAAGCGGAAATCAAAAGGTTAATTCCGTCAATGATGAAGTTAATCGCGCCTTCGATTGTACCGACAATGAGATTCCAAACGCCTTTCAGAATATCTAGGACACCGTTCCATGCTTTCTTCCAGTCTCCGGTGAATACGCCGGTCAGGAAGGTAATAAGGCCGCTGAGGATCTTTTTCCATGCGTTGTACTGGTCGGAGAACAGCTTTCCAATCGTTTCAAAAATCGCAGCAAGTGCCGGGTTCTTGCCCTGCAGCCATGTAACAAATGCGCTCCACGCGTCCTTGATGGAGTTTACAATCGCGTTCCACGTCTGCTTAAGCCCTTCCCAGATCTGCTTTGCGCCTTCCGCTGCGAGTTTCAGGTCTCCCGTAAACACGCCCTTGAAGAACTTCCCGAATCCGTCTATGATTTTTTTCAGCCCTTGAATCAGCTCTTCCCCGTGCCCGGTAAAGGAAACAAGTGCCACCAAAGCGGCAACAAACCCGGCAATCAGGAGCGGAATCCAGCTGCCCGTCAGGATGCTGATCCCAATACCGGCGGCAAGTAGTCCGGCGATGATGGTCAGTGTGTTTTCCAGCGTAAAGCCGTTTTCGATCACATCTTTGATCCCGACGACTAACATCGCAAGGCCACCTACCACGAGAGCGATTGCCGCAGCGGTCGGCCCGAATGCAATTGCGAGTCCGCCAGCAAGGGCCGCAAGCCCGGCGAGCATCCCGAGAAAATTAGTCAAGTCGATACCGTTGTTCCATGCGTCCAGCCAGAAATAGACAAGCGCAAACGCGCCTGCGGCCGCAAGTGCGATGCCGCCGATCTTGCTTAAGCTGTCTGTAAACATGCTGGCGATCTTCCACGCGAGCAGTCCGGCCGCGATCGCGCCGACAATGCCGAGGATGTCGTTCAGCTTATCTTCGGCAAGATCCAGATTCGAGAAATCCGGCGTGATCCCGCTCGAGTCGGCAGCGCCGCCCGCCCCGCCTCCGCCGCCGGACGCCTGATTGCTGGTGATCTGGTTGATCTCGTCAAATCCGGCCATGCTTTTGCTTGCGTCTTCTGCGGCAGAACCTACGCCCTCCAGCGCCTCTTTCTCGGCGTTCAGTCCCTTCGCGGCAGATACCTGCGCGCTCCAGCTTTTCCCGGACAGCATACCGAAAAACTTTGCGATTGCCGTCACGACTTGTGCCAGAATGTTGACCAGCTTCACAAAAACCGGGATCACGACTTCGAGGATCGGCTGTGCAAGCGTCAGAAGAGCTGCTTTCAGCTGCGCGATAGATGCACGGGCCGCCTCATTCTGCATGATCGTCTCCCCGAGCCAGCTGCGCAGCTGGGAAAGGCCGCGGGACAGGACAGTAAAGACCAGCGCGCTCCTCAGTACCCCGCTTAATCTTCTCCCGAATTTATTCATGCTTTTTTCGACGCGCGCCGACGCTTCGGCCATGCGGGCCGAGGCTCCGCTGGCGTCTGTGATCTGCTGCACCAGCTCTCCGGCTTTAGCCTTTGCAGCGTCAAGCGCATCAGTCTGGGTTATCACCTTGTCGGTGATCTTTGCATATTGACTCCCAAGCTTTTCCGCCGTTTTGTTTTGCTGCACCAGCAGCTGTTCCTGCTCTTTGATCTGCGCAGCAACCTCCGCCTGTCGAGAATAAGCGTCTATGTACTCCGCTGGATTAGCCGAAGCGCTTCCGGACGTGATGCCCTTTAGGCGGTCAGCCTCCGAGCGGAGCGATTTCAGCGCGTCTTCCGTCTGCTTTGCGGACTGAAGCGCAGCGTCCAGCTCCTTTTTAAGCCCGCTCTGCGTTCCGGTGTCCTCGTTCAGCTTTGCTTCCATCTTGTCGATTTTCGCGGACAGTTTATCAAGCTCCTTCTGCGCCTTTTTCGCGTCCGCGTCGACGGCGATCACAATTTTCCCATCTGCCATATTTTCACCACCTTTTCGGTTGATTTTTGTCATTATTTGTGTTATCTTCCAAGTAAGGAGGGAAGAAATATGAGTGATTGCATTATCCAAATCAGCCGGGGCAATTCTTTTTACGGTTCTGGCCTGACCGTCGGCGTTGCATTGGATGGCTGTGATGTCGGCACGCTGAAAAACGGTGAAGAACTTCGAGCTGTGGCCGCTCCGGGCCAGCACGAACTTTCTTTTTACCGGTATCGCCGTCTGGATAAAACCATATCCTTTACCATTGCCGAAGGGCAACAGAATGCGTTTTTTACCATCAAGATTAACGCCTCGAACCGCGTTGACGTTGTTGGCGGGCTAAAAACCAAAAAGCAGGCGAAACGCCCCAGCGGCTGCCTGACGGCTTTAATCGTATTCCTCTGTCTTTTCGTCTTTATTGGCGCGGCCTTTGCTTCCTGCGGATCGTCCTCCAAGCCGAAAAAGGTCGGAACCTCAGTTTCTTCTTCGCAGCAGCCGCCGCAGCAATCCGATTCCGGGCCTGAAACATTTGGCGTTGGGGATCAGGTCGTTCTAGACGGCGTGGCGGTCACGTTGCTCAGTGTTACCGAGAATTCCGGCCAAAATTACGTCTCGCCGGATGATGGAAAGGTCTTTGTTCTGTGCGAATTCGAGATCGAAAACAATTCATCCCGCGATATTGCGTCCAGCACCATGCTCTCTTTTGAAAGCTACATTGATGGCTATACAACCAGCCTCAGCCTCACCGCCATGATGAGTTCCGACGAGCCGCAGCTTGACGGCACGATTGCCGCCGGAAAGAAGATGAAGGGCGTTGTCGGGTACGAAGCGCCGCAGGATTGGAGTGAGATCGAGATTCGATTCTCTCCAAGCTTCTGGGGTAGCGAAATCATTTTCGAGTATAAAAAATAAGTTTTTCTCGCAGCCGCCCCTAACCGGGGCGGCTGTTTTTTGTCCCGACGCCCCATGCGGCAAGCAGGTCGGCTTCGGCCTCCGAGTATGTCGTCTTCAGATCGACAATATCCCGGTTGCGCCGGTAGAAATCCCTCTCCTGTTTATCGAGGTTCTTCCCTCTGGCCTTTTTATCGCGGATGGAAACCACCTGTGCATACAGGCAATCTCCGATTTCTTGATAGTACGCTAGAAACGAATACCAATGCAGGTATTCCAGCGCCCTGACCTCGCAGCCCGCGATTCGGTTGATGGGCGCAATATAGAGGTCGAAGTCCTGCGCCCATGACATGATCTCTGGCTGTTTTCTCTTTTCCCGGTTCTCCTGCCCGTGGTCGATGAAGCGGAAGCACTGGTTCAGGGCTTCCTGATAGTCGCTGACGGGCATTTCGTCGAAACCGGGATAGAAGATGGTCAGCGCCGCTTCCGCCTTGTCCAGCTCGTCCAGCTCCCTGTCGGTCAGGGCTACGAGGATATCAAGAATCGCGCGGTAATCGGATTGGATCGGATACGTTGTGCCGTTCACATCGACCGTGGTCGGCAGCGCCCAGATCACTTTTTCCATTTTGCCGTATATTTCGCGATTCTCGGGTTAGTCTTCTTCTGCTCCGCTGCGAAACTCGTGTCGATCTGGTCGATCACGGCCAGCATGAGGTTGCACCAGACCGGCAGGCCGTCTGCCAGCGCGTAGACGTTCATGGTTCCAAACAGGGCCGTGCAGACAGGCTTGGCAAACAGGCCGTCGATCATATCCCGCATTTCCGCGTCGCGGCGGCGGGCGATTACGAAGATCTCTTTCTTGTCCGCGCAGCGGTCGATCTCGGCCCTATACGCCTCCTGCTTCCTGTCCAGCTCGTCAAACGTGTTGAAGATCTGTTCAACGAACGCGCTGTCCGTCGGGTTGAAGGAGACTTCCGCCGCGTCGTTCAGCTTGAACGATACGACGCCGGTTTCAAATCTGATTTCAGGCATTGCGGGCCCTCCTTACGCCGCGTCCGGCGTAAACGTGATGGTTCCATCCGAACCGCGCGCTACGGTTCCTGTTGTCCTGTTTCCGCCGTATGTCACTTCAATGTCCGAAGCAAGAACGCCGCCGCCCTCGCCTCCGTCTGTCGTGACGAGCACCGCGCAGGCGTCATACTGCTCTGCAAACGACTTCCCTTCGGAGTCCTGCAGGTATGTGTGGATGATCAGGCATTTCTGATTTACCAGAGCGGCATGGTCCTTCTCCACGACTGCAAGATTGAGCAGATGGTTCATCACGTCGTCACCTCCTACAATCTCACTGCCAGAAAAGCTCTGTGTCATTTCTGGTGTCTGTGCGTTCGTGTACACGTGCCCCAGAATGTCCTTCTTCGTTTCCTGCCCCCAATCGTAGTTGATGGAGCTCTCCGCCACCTTGACGCCCATCGCCGACCACTTCGATGTGGTGCTGTCGCTGGTGTCCAGAGCGGTAATCAGCATTTCACGGACTGCGCTCTCGCCGTTTTTTGCCGCGATTGTGTATTTATTTGCCATAGTTAAATCACCTCATATGTCAGTTTCATTAGAATTTGATGATCCTCTGTGCCGTCCTCATATCGGGCGAACAGGGCCGAGCGGCTGACAGCTTCCATGCGCCGGACGCGCATCCCGTCGCCCAAATCCGGCGGGTTCTGCATGGCCCAATCCCCGAACCGGTTCAGCATGGCGTCGCATTTCAGGCGCTTGTCGTTGCTGCTGCCGGGGATGATGCGGGCGATGATCTTGAATTGGTATTCCGCCTCGTGTCCGCCGAGGATGAATTTTCGTGTGATATACGCGCCCTGAATAGTGGACAGCGCCATACTTGCAGAATCCGCAGCGAGAAATTCATAGTTGATCGTTGCGGCCGGCATGTCGTCGTCCGAGAAGGAATTCGCCCAGATCATCATCTTCCGGGAGATATCCTGCTCTTCCTCCGCAGATACCAGCCTTTTCTGCTTTTTAGAGTCCATTCTTCACCGCCTTGTCCGCTACGCGGAGCCATTTATCAAGATTTTCGGCCTTTGACGCCTCGAACCAGTGCGATTGCGCCTGATTGTGTCCGGACGTATTGAACACAAGATTCTTGTCTGTCACTACCTTTGTCCCGCCCTTCGGCGCGTAAGTGCTGCCGGTCTCCGGGTCTACCATGACTTTTCCGTAGTACAGGAACCGCGCGTATGGGCCGGGGTAGACAACAGAATTTCCCACAACCTGCGTCCTCTCGTCGAGAGAACCAGTCAGGAACGGCACATATGGGCTTGTGTCCTTCCGCACCTGCGTTGCAACAATATGCTCTGCTTTGGTGCAGGCCTGCGCGAGCTTTTCCAGCAGCGCGTCACATCCGTCTGCCTTTACGCTGAATTTCAGCATTACGAGCCTCCGACCTGCCAGTGCTGCATAGAAGGACTGCCGAAGTCCTTCATGTCCACCTTTGTCACTTTGTACACATCGTCGTAAAGCATCTCGATCTGTTCTTCCGTCTTGTACGGTTCGACTACTTCGCCCTTCACAAAGAATGTTGTGCCGCCGTTACCGTCCGTGGATAGCGTCCAGATCTTGCTTTTATCAGTTGCCCGCCAGAACTCCTGCGGCCCGACGTAGCGCTTCTCCGCGCCTGTCACGCCGTCTACAGCAACCGCAGAGAACGGAATGTACAGATTCACCGCATCCGCGCCCTCAAGCCCGCTCTGGCGGACGTTGGCCGCCTTGGAGGCTTCCAGCAGAACGCCGCGCAGGACGGTGATGTAGGTTTTCTCCACGTCCTTGAATGTCGCCGGGTCTGTCTCCTGCGAGACGTTGTAGATGGTTACGGTGTGGGGGAACATGGACACGGCCCATACCCCCTTGCTTTGAGTAATCCAGTCGGTCCGAGGTACGCCAGCACGATCTCCCGGCGGCGCGTCTCCGTCCGCTGCATATCTGCCTGCGACAGATTGCGTGAGCCAAAGCTGCGTGACCAGCCGCCTACCGTCTCACTCGATACCGGCCTGTCGGTCGTATAGACGAGGCTGTCCAGCTTCCCGGCGTCCTGCTCCAGCTCGGCCAGCGCGCAGACGCAGTTCTGGACTGCTTCGAGCTTATCCCCGGCGGCGGAGCGTGCGCGGCTCATGGTGATGTAATCGATATAAGCCGACGCCTTGCGGGCGAGGCCGCAGAATTGCTCTTCGTCCAGCGCCGTCCCACGGTACACGGTCGCGTAAAACTCATAATCGGCGTAGATCATGCTGCGCCCTCCTTCCGGTCAGCCTCCGCACCCGCCACGCGGGCGCGGAGGCTTGGTTTTACTTGCTTACGTCTGCGCCGATGAACAGGCCGTAAGGATCGGGCACGACCGGGATAAACAGGCCGCTTGCCTTCGTCCAGGTGGTCTTCGGGTCTGGCGTTTCCCACTGGGTAATGGTGATATACTGCTGTGCACTCTTGTCGGTGTACGGGCCATAGCCCTTTTCTTCCGGCGTCACGCCCCACAGGCCAACGCCGAAGGAATTGGCCGTGCCGTTGGACAGGAACGCAACCTTGTCCTCCGGGAAGAATCGATGCGTCTTTTCCGCGCCGTTTGCGGCCTGCGCCTTATAGCGCTGGTCGTTGGTCGTGATCTGGCCGAAGCCGAACAGCTCGGTAAAGAGGCTGCGCAGCTTCTCGGTGGTGACGTATGTACCAGCGCCGACCGTACCGTATACGAGGGTCTGAATGCCCTTGTTGGACGCGAGTTTGCGCAGGATCTTCGTACCGACGACCATTTCGCTCAGCGCGTGGCCGGAGGCCGCCGCCTGATCCGCGATGGCCTGAAGCTGGCCGACGATATCAGCATCTGCGCCGAAGTCGATCTTGAAGCCGGTGTTTGCGGACGGAACGCCGTAATCGACGGTCATGTTGAGATTGTTTTCCTTGATGGTCATCTTGCCGGTCGCGATGACTTCCATCTTTGCAACTTCGGTTCTGACCTTGACCGCATCGGCCATCAGGCGCATATCGTCGAAGACATAGCTCACGATTGCGTTGTCGGCATATACGCCGTTTTCGTTGAGCAGCTGCACCCGCTCGGACTGGTTGATCTTGCGCTTGATAAACAGCTTCTCAACCTCTGTCTTTTCGAGCGCGGGGCGCGTGGCGATCTCGGCCTCGGTGTCAAAGGCGTGGACGGTCGCCATCGTGGGGATCTGTGCGCCGTTTGCGAGGCGCAGGTACTCGGCCTTGAGGCTTTCGGTCTTCTGGTCCGGGAACAGCCGGTCGCCGAGGTACGCCGGGCGTGCGACGGAAATGTTCTGCGAGAAATCCAGACGGTCAGCGTCGGAAATCAGTTCAAGAATGTCAGGCATGGTGTTTTTCCTCCTTCTTTAGGCCGTAGTCCACACGGGGTACAGGGTCACATTGCCGGTCACTTCGACCTTGGAAACAGCTTCGCCGCCCTTAGACGTGCTCCAGCCGGTCTGGGTGTTGCCGCTCTTGGTCAGCGGATATTCGGTCGAGACGTCGGCATAGGAGCCCTCTGTGTAGACGTTCTCGTCGACGGGCGGCGTGCCGCTGCCGTCGTTTTTGTCGTAGGTCACGGTATAGCCGCGCGTGATCTCCGGCGCGTCAACAAATGTGAAGCCCTTGCCGGACAGCGCGGTCTTTGCTGCGGAGGCCAGCGACAGGCGGTCTGCCAGCACACGGCCCGCGACCATCACGGAGCCGGGCATATTGCCGTCCGTCACATCGATATCCTCAAACACGATGCCGACGGCGTTCGAGTTGTCGGACGGGAACGGCGTACCGGCCTTTACGATCTTGTACTTGCCGTCCTGCACGCCCATCGACGCGGGGATTTCACGGGTTTTCAGGACGAGGCCGACTTCGCTTTCGAGGAAATTCGGCCTGACTTCTGCTTTTGTGTTTACAACGATAGACATTTTTCAAATCACTCCTTGTTTGGTGTCTGCGCAAACTGCGCGTTGAACTGCTGCGCGTACATTGCGCCCTTGCTCTTTGCCGCCGGTGCGCCGCCCTGGCCGACGGGCTTGACAAATGTGGGCGCAGGCTTGCCGGACTGGAACGCAGTCGGATCTGCTTCGAGCTGAGCCTTGTGCCACTCGTCGAAGCCGGTCAGCTCGCCGTCTTTCAGTTCAAGGTGTTTCTCCTTGAGGTCTGCAAGGTAAGCTTTCTCGGCGGCCTTGGAGGAAAACTTGACGCCCTTTGCCGTGATCGCGCGGTTCATAGCGTCGGCGTAGTCCCGGCTTGCCAGCTGCGCCTTGTAATCCTCGGTTTCCTTGGTGTACCGGCCCTGAAGGTCTTCGAGCTGCTTGCGGACGCTCTCGGCGTCCCCGCTGGACTTCCGCAGGTCTTCGATGTCCTTGTCGCGGTCGGCCAGCTGCTGCCGGGCGGCGTTCAGGTCTTCCTTGGCCTGATCCGCTTTTTGCTTCTCCCGGCCGATGTCGCGGCTGTTCTCGTCAAGGATCTTGTCGACGGTATCCTTATCGAGCCCCAGTCCTTCCAAAAAATCTCGCTTCATGGGTTCTCCTTCACAGCTTCGCTTTGTTCTCGCGGGTCGCGTCCGCTGCTGCCCCGTAGTTTAGCGACTTCGGGCCGGTCAAGATTTGATAAAACAAAAAGAGCCAACCTGTAAGAAAACCTTACAGGTTAGCTCATCGTGCCATTCCGCGCACTCGATTGTGCTGCGGTATCTGTATTACTTTTTCAGCTCTTCCGCCTTGATGATCTGCGCCTTGACTGTTCCGTCCTTCATGCGCTTCAGCTGGACGCGGAATCCGGCGGCAAGCGCCCGCTCGATGGCGGCTTTCAGTTTTTCGTCGATCATACGGCGTTCCTCACGGGATCAGGTCTACAATGCCCTTCGCGGCATTATAGATCCGCTTCATGATCGCGTTCTCCTGCAAGTATTCAAGCCCCTGCAGCGTGATCTGAATCCGGCGCTCATTCCTCAGGTGCATTTCGCCCGTGACGTCGGTATAAAGCTCCGCGCCCTTGATAAGCCCCGCGTCCTGAAGCATTTCCAGATACCTGTAGAGACGTTCTCCGGACACCTGCATGGAGTCCAGGCCGAAGCTCTCCACGCTGAACGCCGGAAGATCCATCGCGCGTTCCAGCGCAGACAGCATTTTATAAATCGCTTTGAAGTTGTCCATTTGAATTTCCCCCCTTGCATTTTTTGTGAGAGTGTGGTATAGAATAGATAAGAGCCGGTCGCTGTCCACGACCCCTTCCCAGAAGGGCGAGATGGTGTGTCGGCTTCTTTTTTTATTTTCTTTTTACGATTCTCTGCACTTTTCCATTTCGGATTTCAATGATCTCATCAACCCACTCAGTATCCTTTCTGGCAAATATTTTTTCAATTTGCGCATCTATTGTTTTTTCGTCAAGCTTGGTCTTGGTGACATCCAGAATAAACCGCTGCCCCTGCTTGGCTGCCTTTTTCACACGATTGAAAATCGTATTTCCCCCGGCTTTTTCTCCGAGCGTTTTCAGGTCATACGCTTCCCCTCGGAAAATATAGTCCGGTGTGGACACCCCCTGCGGATTATTGACACGCGGAACTAGCCCAATTTCGCCGCCGAATTCCTTTTCAAGGAGTCCGGCAATTTCTTTTTCGTGCTCTGTGTGGTCAAGCACGACATTATGCCCGTCGACCTTGTATGTAACGCCGTTTGCAGTATACTCCTGCAAGTCCTGTACAGTGTGGCTGTTCGGAGTGGCCTCCGCGCGCCACTTTTCCGTTACGTCGGTGTATCTCGGCTGAAAGCCGGCGCTTTCTGCTGGTTCTGTGTTGGTCGGAGGTTCCACCCGCTCAACCGTTTTCGCTTTGCTGGCCGCAGCCTCGGATTTTGCGTCTGTATACAGAACCCTTGTCCGCTCCGGCTGCTCTGGCAGTCCTGCTGCCTTGCTGAAATCATGGTATTTCGTGTTCAGGCGGCGCAGCTTGGCTGCTGCGGCGGTCTCCTTGTCCTTTTGTCCGGATGCTTTATAGGCGTTTTTCAAACGCTTCTGTTTGCGAATCGACCGTTCGAGCCGTCTTTGCATTTGGCTTGCGCTGTACTGGTCGTATTCCTTCCCGTCGAATGCAAACTTGTGATTCTCTGGTTTCATGTCTTCCAGATCGGCGTCTGTGTATGTGCGTTCCATAACGCCGTCTATGAAGGGATGGAAGGTGTGTCGGCAGTTGGCTAAGCGCCGCCGATACCGGTTACACTACCATAGCCGCAGCTTGATACAAAATCCGGATAATTGGCGTCATTCATCAACCCACCTTCTTTCTGCATTTATGCGGCGGCTCTGTTAAGGCTCTTTCTATGCTCCACCCAGCATTTAGCCTCCGTCGAATAGAATCCCTTGGCGCACCTTTTAGCTGCTCCCATTCGGATACGGAATGTGTTTCCCCGTTGAAGCTTATAAATCTATTCGTCCGCTTATTGTTGGCCTGCTCTTTCATCGTCACCCATCGGCAATTCCCCGGTTCATAGTTTCCGTTTACGTCAATTCTGTCGATGGTCAGCGTGTCATTGTACCCACTTTCCGCCGCCCACTTTTGGAATTCAGAAAAATCCGCTTTCCATAAATCATGCAGTGTAATCCCGCGGCCACCATAGTTCTTGTATTCTGGTGCATTTTCATCAAAGCACCTTGTCTTAATCCCGCTCCATATCCTAAAAAGTCGAGTGTTCGTTCCCCCGTGCTTGTAATTGATTCTTTTCATTCTATCACTGCACGTCTTTTTCCTTTTGCAACCGCAGCTTGTACTTAGCCCTCTGTTTAAATTCGAGGTACTTGATTCCGTTTTTCCTCCGCAATCACATTTACACTCCCAAATGCTTTTCCCGCCGCGTTTTCCGACGTATCTAACTGCCGTTAAACTCCCAAACCTTTTCCCTGTTAAATCTAGGATTGCTTCCATAATTACCGCCTTTCGTAACCGCCTTATTTTGAACAAACGGAAGACGGTAAGGCAGGCCGCTTTTCACCCCGTCGGGCTATCCGTTTGTTTCAAACTTGTTTGTCCCAATGGAACACGCGCCCCTGCCATTCTGAATGGGCTTCCCAGCCGTTCGGCCCCGGCACATTTCGTGCGCCGTAGTGCGCTGACACTTCCACAAGGTCTGTCTCTAGGTATTCCATAGACTGTATCGCGTATTTCTGGTTTATCGCATTTATTCCCGTCATAACGGCCCGTCTGGCCGCTACGTCTATCTGGTCTACATGGCCGCTCGAATAATCGACCGTCTTGATCCCGCTCTCAGCCAGTTCCCGGATGCTTTGTTGGATTGCTGCATTGTAAGAAATTGCGCCGCTCTGTATCTTCATCGTAGCCGCGTCTAAGGCGTGTTGGTAAGCCTGCGCGGGCGGAAGCATCTTCTGGCCGTTGTCGACCAGGAACCCCAAGGATTGCGTCAGGTTGCGGAATTCGCCGAGCGTCTGCCTGCGGATCGCATCGATATCGGAAGCGTCTACCAGCCTATCAGGCTTTGTCACGTCGGCCAGCGTGATAAGGCCGTTGTAATAGCGCTGATTGCGCTCTACAACGTCGTCCAGCAGCTTGTTCAGTTTTTCTTCGCTGACGTCCGCTGTCTTCTGGATGGCCCTTTTGATCTTCTTGAGATCAATGCCGTGCGACCGCAGCGCCCGGATATCCTGAACCGTTACTTCGTTGAGCTGATCGGCAATTTTAAGCCGGGAACAGACTTCATCCAGCAGCGTATCTTCCAGCGCACGGAACAGCTCCGCGAGTTCTTCCGGGAGGGCGTCGAGCAGCTCCGGACTGAACGGATACTTGACCTTTCTCATTCGACCTCAGCCGGGGCGTTTGCATCTGTCATGTCCTGCGCCCTCGGCAGCATTGCCTTTGCAGTCGCTTCGTCCTCGCCGTACCATTTTGCGCGGTATTCCCAGTGGTTCAGAATTCCATCAGCGAGGTCAAGCCGGTCGTTTGCCCGCTCTTGTTCCTTCTTCTCAGCGTCGTCAAGGATGGAATCGCCCCAACTGTAATCGGTGTTGTACGTCCCGGCAGGCGCAAGGTTGTAGAGCGTCGCGTATGTATCGAGCGCGTAGAGCAGACTGTCAAACGTATGTTCAAGCGCCGTTTGAATGCTGTCGATCAGCACATATTTGCGCTGCTTACTGTTGCGGATCTCCGTCGCCGTCTTCTCGATGGTCTGCGGATCGGAAATATCTCCATAAGCCAATCCGACGTTGAACTCGATACGGCGAAGCGTATTCTGGAAACCTCGGTAGATTGCTTCGTCGCGGATCTGCGGCTCGATGTACTGAAAGAATTCGCCGCTAGTGGAGAACGGTCCCAGTTCAAACATACGCTTGTTGAACATATCCGCAGTCGAACTCGTGCCATCCATCAGGACTTTGCGCTCGCTGGAGCGATATTCCCAGCGCAGGCGCTCCCACTGCTCATCGGCCTGCTTGATCAGCTGCACAGTAGCCGCGTCTCCGTAGACGGACATTCCGCAAGGGCTGTTTGCGTCCGTTGTGTTGGCCGCAGGCGGGCGGAAGTACGCGAAGAGCGGCCCGCTCATATTCTGGATCGTGATCTCCGGCTGAATGTCCGCCCATTCCGGGACGGCATTCAGGGGTGCTTCCGCGCCGACCGTGCCGGAGGTGTCGCTGTAATATGCTTTATTGCGGATCGTATAGGTCGTGCCGTCCAGCTCGTGCGATTCGAGGCGGATATAATACTTCCCGCCCACTTTCGCGGGCTTGTCCCGGAAGACGCCTCCGATGCAGCGCCCGGCAGGGTCAAATTTCGTCGGCTGGAACGCCGCCGCGCCGGTCACGTCGACCAGCAGCTGCTCACCGTAGATATACGGCTTAAATGCCACGCCGCCGAGCGCAAGCCCCAGTTCTAAGGCGCTGTGAAAATTCTCTTCCGCCCGCTCAAAGCAGTCTTTCAGATAATCCGCACGGGCGCTGCCGGTGATGTTAGCCGTCAGCTCGGCCAGCGTCGGTCGCGCGATCTCCCGGCAGATCGCCGCCGGAAGCCCGACAGCAATGACATCGCGCGTCTGCCAGGGTGGATTTCCAATAAACATCGCGTACCAGAGGCTTATATTCTGCTCCATCTTCGGGCTGACTGCCGGAGATACGCCGAATTCCCGCTCGGCCACCGCCTGCGGGAAAAGCATATTCCGGAACCACCCTCGAATGTTTGTCAAAAGGCTCATTTCTTGATTTCTCTCCTCAAAACGGTCATGCAAAAATAGCGGATACTATCGCACACGTGGTCGTTTTCTTTTATCACGCGGTCTTCGCCTGCGTCTTTGTCCCAGCTATAAAGGCCAAATTCCCGAAACGCGTTTTTGCAACTCTCATGGAATTTGATTATGCCGCTTTTGATGCAGGCCCCCGTGAAGCGAATGCCGTCCAGCACGGCGTTGTTTGCTTTCCATACAGAAAACTTTCCGTGCCGCCGGATGCACTCGGCAAAGGACGCTGCCGATGGGTCGAGCACGACACGCTCAATGCGGTATCCGTCCGCGAATGCCTCTAAATCCTGATAATATTCTTCGTCAGTCTTCTGCCGCCCACTCTCGCGCCCGCTGTGGTAATATTCTTTCTCCATGACGGCCTTGCCGCCATATTCCCGCCACAATGCAAAGACGGTAGGGTTCTGTGTGCCGTAGTCCGATGAGATCCAGTACCGCCCCGGCCCGCCCCGCTCACTCGTGACGTTTCTGGCCCGATCAAACATTGGGTAAACCAGACCCTCGGCGATTCTCCAGAGGCCGAGAATGTAGCGGTCGTAATAAACCGTCCCTTCGTATTCTTTTTTCAGATTTTCTTTAAAAGATTCCGGCAGGAACGGATTGTCGTCTATTGTGTATGTCTGGCTGAAAATGTCCGCGTTGCTATCAAGGAATTTTTTCAGCCAGTGGTCAGGATATTGCGGATTGAACGTCCCATCAAAACAGGAGTATTCCTTATCAAGACGGCTTTTTAGCAGCGCGAAGACTTCTTCCGACCAGTCCGCGACCTCGTCGCCGTAGCAATATTTAATCGACGCGCCGCGGATCTTTGAAACCTGAGAAACCTTTTCCGCACCGAGGCAATAGCACTTTTCCCCGAAAATCCACGCTGTGTTGTCGCTGGAGATTGTTCCGACAAGCATATCGCCATACAGGTTCCGCATCGGCTCCAGCACATTTCGCTCAATCGTGGATTTTGTTACGCCGAGAATGACGGCCAGGCCATCTTTTCCGATTCGCTCACGAATCCGGATCGGTATGATCCATCGAAAATCGAGGTAAGTCTTCCCACTTCTGGTGGCTCCGCCCTTGAAGTTCCACCGATGCGTCCCGTATTTTACAAATTCACGTTGTTTCGGACTTAACAGCATCTTGGAACTCCTTCAGCATCGAATCAAGCTTCTCCATTGTCGTCCTGTTGCGGTCGGAAGCAGCTGCGTAGCGTTTCATAAGGCTGTCACCGGCTTTCAGCCGATCGGACAGCGATGCGTCCATGCCGAACTGGTCTTTGATCTCCCCGCGCATGACTGCAGTGTAAAATTTCAGAATTTCGTTTGAATCCGCGACCTGCGCAGCCTCTTGTTCGTCCAGCCTGCGCTTTATATACGCAGAAATAGCTGGTTTTGATAGGTTTTCTGCCGCAATCACTCTGCATGATGTTTCTTTGTACCCGGCCTTTTTCGCTGCTTCTGTCGCGTTCCCGGATTTCAGATATTCTTCGCAGAATCGTCTCTGCTTCGGCGTAAGCTTTTCATCCGCCATCGCTGTAAAGTCCGGCCAGCAGTTTCACCACATCCGCAATCTGGTAAGTTTCCAGCAAAGTGACATTCTTCGGTTTTTCATCAGGTCGATATTCGTAAACCATGTATTTCGTCACCATCCTGTCATTTTTCGCGGAATAGGTCTGCATTTGATTGATTTTTATTTTGATTCCGTGGTACAAGAGCGCTGTTTGCAGCTTGTGTGCAAGGGCGCGCAAACTCGCCATAGCCGCTCCTTTCTGCCTCATTCTTTCGTTCTCGTGTTCTCCGGTGTGAATAAATATATTTATTCACACCGGAGAACACGAGAACAGGAGGAGGAGGTTTCCGCAGAACGCTGCGGTGCCGATGAAGAAGGGCGTAAAGTTGATCTCTACGCCCTTATAGTAAATGTTGAATTTGGCTCTGGGACGCAGACTTTTTCATAAAAGCCCTCTTTTTTGCCCCACAAGGCGAATAAATTGTCTGTGCCACTCCTGTGCAGTGCGTTCGGACACATAAACCGCCATCGCAGCGCCCTGTAAGGTGTGTGTCCGCTTCCAAAGAACCAAGTCTATGAGCCGGAGTCGCTCCGCGCCGTCAACGAGCTGTTCCGTCTCCGCAATTGCATCCGCAACGGCAGCGCGCTCGGCCTTCGTCATCAGCCCGCCGCCCTTATAGCTGCGGATCATCCATTTTGCATAGGCCCACCAGCCGTATCGCGGCGTGCTCATCAGTAATGTTGCCTCCCTTCACGCCTTGCGCGGTTTGCGTCCCGCAGCGTCCGCATACAGCCCCGTGTCGTTGCATATCTCGCCGCGTCCCTTGATTGCTCCTGCTTGTATCTGTCCGCCTCCCGGCGGAATGCTATGTATCGGGTACAGTCCGTGTGGCAGCCGGTATGCCTGTCCGCGCAGCCTTTGCACGGAGCCTGCACCGGTGTAAGCCCTAGATTTCCTTGCATTCGTCCACCCTCACACATACGCGCTTGCCGCCCACCTCGACGACATATCCCGTCCGGTTTGTCCTGTATTTGTATTTCTCGGCAGGATACACCCGCCCGCAGACAGGCCGCATTTCCGGGTATACCGGGATTGATCGCGTAATCAGGATCCGCGCGCGCTCCGCCCGGCCCATCACAGCGTCCCTATGTGCCGTCCAGGCGCACGCCTCGCTGCAAAAATTGTATTTTGCCTTGTACTTCGACGGTGCGCGCATAAACGTTTTCCCGCAGGCATCGCACGTCAGCTGCATCGGCGGTCTTGGCGGCTTTCGCTGCGTCTTGCTCAAAGCTTTACCCCCTTTATGTACTTGTCGAAATACGTCACGGCAACGGCCATCGCCGCCCACATATCTTTTGCGAAGCCGTAGAAAAAGCCCTGATTTGCCTTTGTGCCAACAACCCCGTATCGATCTATCAGCGCCTGCCGGATATTTTTATCCTTTGCGCTCAGACAGCCGCACAGGTACAGCTTTTCTTCCCGCCGGAAGATCTTCACCGGCTCCGCGCCGTCCCTTTCGGCGCACTCCATAAAGCGTCCAATCCAAAGGCAGGTGTCGAAAACCTCCTGACCGACCGCCATGCCCATTCCGGCAATCATTTCAATTGCAAAATCCGTGCAATTGCCGTAAACATTTTTGTGCAGGACGTCCCGAATTTCTTCGTTCGGAATCTTCCCCACATCCAGCACGCGGCGAATTTCTTCGCCGTCGTGCTCTACTACCACATAGCCGGATTCGATATTGCCTGGATCAATCGCAAGAATCGTGCCCATCAGGCCACCTCCTTTGTTCAAAGTCCTTGCATTCCTCTCCGGAAAAGTACATCCGTTCAAATTCCTTCTCCGAGAACCGTTCGGCCTTGTGTTTCAAGCACCGATACGGATAAACGTAGTTCTTTCTGTATTCCAGATTTTTGCAAGTCAAGCAGCAATCCTGCATCAGCTTTCCTCCTTTCGCGCTTCCACGAGCAAACCGCAGTCCGCTCATTCGGCAGCTCCATCCATCTTCGCCCCGCAGTTGGGGCAGTATTTGTAATTCAGCAAGCTCACGTCATCGTCCGTCTCAAAGCACCACTCTTCGCTGCAAAGGGAGCACTGAATTGTTGTGAGGCTATTCCAGTCATCATCTGCTCGCAGCCATTCCCCATGCACCACCTCCGCAACGTCGGCGGCGGGCAAACCTGAAATCTCGCTTGCAATGCAATCCGCCAGTCCGGTATGCCGTCCCAATACAGAGCCGTTCGCAAGCCCGTACTTTTCGGCAATTTTAACCGCATCTGTGCGCTTGATGTAATCAGTCATCATTTACCCTCCTGTTCCATGCCTCGACCGCTTCAAACCGGAATCCGTATTCACTCCCCGTCTGCGAAATATGGCATTTGGGGCAGGAACACAAATACCATTCTGTGAATCTGTTATGGTGTTTGGTTGCGACAGCTTCCCCGCCGCAAAACGGGCACGGTTTCAGTTCAGCCATCCTTCTTGCCCTCCATTTCCTGCAAAGCCTTTCTGGCGGCTTCCTCTGTCAAAAACACCGTTCGTCCGATTGCTTCCTCGCAGAATCTCTTCCGCCCGGTTATGTACGTTGTTCCGTTGACGTCAATGCGGATTGCGTCTACCGTGACCGGCACGGGCTTTTTGGGGCGCGTGTAAAACATCTTAGACAGCCAAACCGTATCGCCCGGTCTGAGCCGCTTACTGTCCATATCCTCATACGCTGCGAGACGTTCCGCCATCTGGACGAGTTCGCCGATCGTCGCATAACCCAGCGCGTGACCGTTTACCAGCACGCAATCCTCATCTCGGCTTGTCATCCGTTCCATCCTGCTTCGCCTCCTAAACTTCCAAAATGGAATTTCCAGCCGGAGGTTTCGCGTCAGCCGCAACCGCTTCGGTCTCGCTCAAAAATACTCTCACACCGATCTGGTCCACAGGGATACCGATATCCACAATTTCCCCCGGAACAATGATGCTTGCTGATATTCTTGTAACCTCATGTGGTTGCACGCCAATGCAATCTCGCGCGTTATTTTTGTATGTCTTAAACCACACCGTATCGCCCACCTTGCACGGCAGAATCACGACGCACCCGTCCTTGTCGGCCTCGGCAAGCTCTACAAGCCTGCTGATTGGCGTATTGTTGAGCGTTTCGAGGTCTACCAAATGCTTTGCGGCCAGCGCAAGCTTAACCGTTTCCACTGCTTCCGGTTCAAGCCCCGTGTCCTCGTAGGCTTTCAGCCGTCCGTACAGATCGCGGGCCATCTTGCGGAAAATATCCTTGCCAAAGCCGTTGCTCGTTGGGCCGTTGATCAGCACGTTGAGCGTGCTGTCCCGGCACTGCTTCCAGTCGATTTCCTTTCCGCCGATCACGGCGTGCAGAAATCGGTCGGTGTCCGGGTCTACGTTGATATTAGGACTTGTCAATCGTTCCATAGTTCTTCCTCCACATACCGCCAGCTCTGCGGCGGGCGGGTGATTGGCTTGGGTTTTGCCTTGAGCGCTACCTCTGCCTCATTTGGCACAGCGTAAAATTCCCGCAGTTCGCGCGGGGTATCGTAAATCCTGAGATTGGATATGTGCCAGCCGAAGCCGGTGGCAGCTCCGAGATACCGGTGCAGCTCCGCAGGCTCTAGGCAGGTTGGCCGCGCAGTATCCGACGGGATTCTTCCCGCGCCGTTAATGTTGATGATCTGATCGCACAGAAATTCCCCGATAACCTTTTGCCGCTTATCCCATAAGCCAGTGGTCGGCGCTTTTTCCGTCTTTATGAAAACCGGCTTGCCGTGATACGTCTCTCCATAATTCTCATCGCCGTCTTTCATAATGGTGAGTAGCTTTTCCTCCGGTTTTGTGCAGTAGATGTAGCACTTAAACGGCGTATCCATCTTCGGCCGCGTCTTTCGCACCTCGATCGTTTTCTCTCCGCTTATGATCTTTTCGCACCACTTTGGTCTGACGCTGATTAAAACAGCTATCATGCTTGTCTCCTTCCTCCGGCGCGTCCGGTAGTTTGTGTTATGTCCAGTTTCTGAAATAGACGCACCCGGTAACAGAGTTTTCCACACCGTTCACAGATTGCGTAATTTGTGTGATACTTCCCACCGTGCCGGTTGCTTCTGCGGCGTGTTACCTGCACATACGTATACTTGTCCAGCTTGTGCAGACCCATGCGGCAAAGAAGGGGGCTTTTCATAAATCCACCTCCGGTGCTTCCGGCGGCGGCATCCAGTGAGTAATCAAGTTCTGCGGTACCTCCCAGTTATCGCACGTCCATCCGTCGCTCGGAAAGTATCTGGCCATATCTACAATCGAGCCGCCCGCGTCCCGAAAAGCAACGAGATATTTGCTGAGACGGTCTATTGGCAGTCTGTCCTCCACGCTGATCCACTGCGGCACCTTCTCCCGCAGCGCCGCGTTTTCGGCGGTCAGACGCTCGATCACGTTAGCAGCCGCAAACTCGATGTATTCCCGCCGATCTTGGATTTCTCCGACCTTGCAGTTTTCGCACGCGTCGTCGTGTCCAAGCCCCTTCGCGCAGCACCGCAGCGCCTGTATAATTTCCTCGTATGTCATATATCCTCCATTCCTTCAAAAACCATTTGTCCCGGCAAAACGCCGTCCTCCATCCACCAGTGCATCACGTCCTCGCCCGTCTGCCAGTCGCAAGGCAAGCCTCGCTTTTGCCGTTCCGCAAGCATCCTGTCAAACGCCCGGACATATGCGGCCTTAATCTTTGGATAGCGTGCAAACTGCACCTTCCGGTGCTTGCCTGCCATCGGGCAGCCGATACAACCCACGCGTTCAAAACCGCAGGCGTAAAGCGGATTCATCGAGATCTTTTCTGCCGTGCAGTAATCCCAGATGTCAGCATCCTGCCAGTCGATGATTGGGTTGATCGTCTGCGTCCCCTTGAGCTGGCAGTTTTCTATCAACATGCGGCTTTCGTCATTGTCGTTCATCAGCGTCAGCCGCTTGGATTTGTCCCTGTGCAGGGCCTCCATGACGCCGCGGGACTTGCGCTTTTGCGATTCGGCCCAGCGAACGCCGGTCGAGATCCACCGCCCACGCCCGCTGGTCTCTTTTAGCGCCGCGCAGCAGTACCGCACCAGCCGTGTCGGCGGCATCAGCTTACGCGGGATCAGATTCCACATCGTCACGTTCCCGCCGTCCGGCGTCCGGTGCGTATCGATGGTGCATTTTACGCCTGCCAGCTCCAAGCGGCGGAAGGTATCCCGCACATGCCAGACGGTCTCCGGCGCGTCCGCCGTGGTCAGCGAGTGCAAAACCTCATACTGGATACCGGCTTTTCCCGCCAGATGCAAAAGCACGTCCGAGTCCTTGCCGCCCGAGTAGGTAATCACAAGCGGCTGCTTGTACAGGCGCAAGCTCATCTCCGAGGCCATTTTCAGCCGCTCAATCGCGGTTTGTTCTAAGTCCATTGCCGTCCTCCCTCCCCGGCGTAAGCTTGGCCAGCATGATCTGGCCGAGATCCGCAACGTACACCAGCTTGCCCCGGCTGTACACCATCAACTTGTCGCCCTGGATCTCCATTCGGTCCGCCTCGATGTTCGTCAGATCGTGGCAGCAGTCGCAGACGAATCTCATGTCTTATCCTCCTTGTTTTCCGCAAGCATTCGCTCGACCGCCTCCAGCTGGAACGCATCAAGTTCGTCCCCGTGGCGCTGTACGCCTTGCTGCAATCGGGCAGCGCCCTTTGACACCGGCCCCATTACCCTGTCCACAGCTGCACGTTCCAGCGGATTCAGATCGTCATGATGCCCCTGCACGCCGTAGCCGGGCTTTGCAGCGCGGCCAAGCGCCGCAGGGCGTGTGCCGGCCTCTTTCAGCCAGTCAAACACGATCCCCTTGTAATTTGCGGCCATAGAGCGGGTTATCACGTCGATCATTGCAGCCTCGCCATATTCCTCTGCGGCTTTCGTGATCTGTGCGACAAGGCTTTGCAGGCCGACAGGCTTATACTCCTCCCGTCGTTCTCCCTTGTATGCCACCCATTTCTCAACGGATTCGCGCAGCGTGGGGGGAAGGGGGGAAAGAATACTGTCCATGTCCTTTTCCTTTGTCCTTTTCCTTTGTCCATAGCTTTTTTTGCTTTCCTCGGAAAGCATTTGCTTTTTTTGCTTTTCGTTGCTTTCATCAAAAGCATTTGCTTTTTCGGATTCAGGCCGACCGCCCTGCTTTCCTGCCTCGCTTCTGGACGCGGAGATGGCTTTTTGAGCCGCTACGGATTCGTCAATGTCCCGTCGAATCGCAGGCCAAATGAAACGTTCACTCCCGCTGAACTCTGGCTCTGCTCCCGACTCGCGATAATCCATCGCGGCCAGCACCAAGCGCCCCACCTCAGCGGCACTGTACGCCTCGAAATAGCTCCTGTAACTCAGCCACAGCTTGACGTATTCCTTTTTATCTCCCATCCGTCAGCCCTCAGAACGGAAGCTCGTTTTCATCGCCGATCTCCATCTGCGGCATATCCGGCGCAGAGAACGGAACCGGCGTTGTGCTCGGCAGCGGCTTGAACTCCGAAGAGGCCGGTGCAGCGGCAGAAGCATTCTGCCCATCCCGCTTGCTGTCGCCGAAATAAACGCTTTCTGCGACGATCTCTGCCGTTTTGCGCTTGTTTCCGTCCTTGTCTTCCCAGTTGCGGATCTGCAAACGGCCAGACACGACGGCCATGCGACCCTTGGAGAAATACTTGCTGACAAAATCAGCTGTATTCCGCCATGCGACAACATCAATAAAATCCGTTTCCTTCTCCGCGCCCTGCGCCGCGAAATCGCGGTCGCAGGCAAGCGTGAAGGATGCAACAGAATTTCCGCTTTGCGTCTGCCGAAGCTCCGGGTCACGGGTCAGACGGCCCATCAGGACGATTTTATTCAGCATTTGTAGCGCCCTCCATGACCTCGCCGGTTGCCTGATCGACCGGCATATCGTCAACCATTTCCGCATCTGCGACAACAGTGGGAACGCTGAACATATCGTCGCTGATCTCCGTCTTGACCGTGCTGTCCTGCGCGATCTGCCGGACAAATTCAGACTTCATCGGGGCATACTTCAGAACCTTTTTCAGAACGGTCTTCTTTGCCATCTCTTCAAAGTTGGTCTGCCACGGGCCGGAACCGTATGCCTTGCTGTACTTCTGCGCATGGGCGCGAACATCGTCCAGCGTCATGATCTCGAAGCCGTAGCCGCCGTCCTTTGTTTTGAACATCGCCCAGACGTTCACCGGGTCGCCGCGATCTCCGTTCAGCTTCGGGATAAATTTCAGGCTGCATTCCGTGCCGTACTCGGCAATCAGCGTGTCGTTTGAGTGTCCGACTTGTGCTTGGATCGTCTGGATCTCGCCGGAGCGGTATGCAAGATCAATCATGCCTTTGTACCCAAGCTGGAACTGACATTCAAGACGGTTCTGCTTCCCGTTCCAATACGGGATCAAGTATGCCTGCCCAAGCGGCGTGTTCGGCTCCAAGCCAAGCTGCGCGGCAGTCATCATCGCGCCGAGGAAAGATTGCGGTGTACACTGCGCCAGTTTTGGATTCGTGGAAAGCGCGGAAAGCGTGATCCGCGTGAACCGTTCCGGCGTCATAACGGAGGGAAGCGCTTTCTTGATCTCACCCTCCATCTGCTTGATATACTGCTGCATTGTCGGATTTCCGCCGCTCTGTGCCTTCATAGCCGTCTGCGCGGTTGCCTGCTGGATTTTGTTCATGATTCTTCCTCCTGTTTCATTTCTGTAATTTTGAATGGCCGGGCCTGCACCGTTTTATAAAACGGTGCCAAATCGACATCCGGGTATGCCTCTTTAAAGGCTTTTGGCTGGAACGTCTGCCGGTTTTGCTGCTTCCAAGAGACGTTGTAGCCGTTGCAGGCGGCCCGCTCTGCCGTACCCATATCGAGCTTGATCGTGTTTTCAATCTCGCGGCTGCGCTCCGCCAGTGCCGCCGCCTGACGTTTGATCTGCATATACTCAGCCAGCAGCTGTTCGCGTCCGAACAAATCAAGCTGTTCGCCGTTGCTGTCGGCATAAACCGTGCTGATCGCGTCCGTCGTCGCCTCCGAACCGTCCGGTGCAGGCGGGGTGTCTTCCTCGACGCACCGCCAGAAAAGCTTCTCCGCCTCCATCAGCGCGGAGATTTCCGCCTCATCGCGCTCGAGCGTGTATGTAAAGAATCCGCGCCCGAAGACGAGAACCGCCAAATACCAACGGTCAAGGCCGGTGACGGCAAGATAATGCACACACTGTGCATAGTAGCGTTCCGGGAACTCCACACCGTTGAACTGCCGAATGTCAAGCGTCGAGGTTGTCTTGCATTCCAGCCCTGCATTTTCACTGGAAATTCGCCTGTCAATGTCTGCGTGCGCCCACGGATACGCGGGATTCCGAATGATGTAGTTGCAGCGCCGCACCTTTTTCCCGGACGCTTCCTCAAAACGCTTTGCAACATACTCCTCGAGATCTCTGCCGATCCGCATAGCCTCTGTGTCTTCCTTTTCCGGAAGACGCCCAGTCTTATCCATCCATACCGTGTACGGGCTTGCAAAGCGGCTCATTCCGATAACAGCCGCCGCATCACTCCCGCCGATGGACTTTCTGCGTTCCTCAAGCCATTCTTCGCGGCTCATCTTCACAGTGGAGATTGTATCAAGCATTTACTCTACCTCCACAAATTCGCCGCTTTTCAGCTGGTACCATGTTCCAGCCTTGATCTTTTCTCCATCGACAATGGCTGCCTTTACAGCGATGATCGGATACGTCTCTCCGTCCCATTCGCCTCGCTCGACGCAGCAGATTGCGCAGCCAAGCGCGCCCATTGCTTTACATTCGAGGCCGGCCGCGAGCGCCACACCGGCTTTCCCTGTGGCGGAGGCTGCGCCCCGATCGCCTGTGGCGGAGGCTGCGCCCCGATTGCCTGTGGCGGAGGCTGCGCCCAGATCGCCTGTGGCGGAGGCTGCGCCCCGATAGCCTGTGGCGGAGGCTGCGCCCAGATAGCCTGCGGCGGAGGCTGCGCCCAGATCGCCTGTGGCGGAGGCTGCGCCCCGATCGCCTGTGGCGGAGGCTGCGCCCAGATAGCCTGTGGCGGAGGCTGCGCCCAGATAGCCTG